GGTACGTGAAGGACCAGACCGAGCCGATCTGCTTGAAGGCCGTCGAGAGGGACGGCGACGCGCTTCAGTACGTGAAGGACCAGACCGAGCCGATCTGCTTGAAGGCCGTCGAGAGGAACGGCTACGCGCTTCAGTACGTGAAGGACCAGACCGAGCCGATCTGCTTGAAGGCCGTCGAGAGGAACGGCGACGCGCTTCGGTACGTGAAGGACCAGACCGAGCCGATCTGCTTGAAGGCCGTCGAGATGGACGGCGACGCGCTTCGGTACGTGAAGGACCAGACCGAGCCGATCTGCTTGAAGGCCGTCGAGAGGAACGGCTACGCGCTTCAGTACGTCGACTTGGACACTTTCGAGGATTAACAGAAAAGGCCCTCTGCACGAACAGAGGGCCTCCTTCAGCAACCACAGGAGTTTCAATAATGCAGAAAGAAAAGGAAGTTGTCAAGACGGTATGGGTGAAGTTGCCTAACCCGCTAACCAAGGAGACCGCCAATGAATAACGAAACCAAAGAACTGCAGCCAATGACGAACCAGGCGGGAGCCCTCGCAAGCCTGGCGCCCAAGACCCTGGAAGAAGCTCTGAAGTTCTGTGAGTTCCTGGCAACCAGTACAGTAATCCCGAAAGACTTCGTCGGCAAGTCCGCCAACATCTTCGTCGCGGTGCAGTGGGGGATGGAGCTTGGCCTGGCCCCCCTCCAGGCGATGCAGAACATTGCGGTCATCAACGGCCGGCCCACCCTTTGGGGCGATGCGATGCTCGCCCTGGTCATGAGTTCGCCGCTGTGCCTCGGCGTGGAGGAATTCCTCGAAGGCGAAGGCGAAGCTCTCACCGCCGTCTGCAGGGTAAGCAGAAAAGGCAGCCCCGTGCATGAGCAGCGGTTCTCCGTGGCCGATGCGAAGAAGGCCGAGCTCCTGGGCAAGCAGGGGCCGTGGAGAAACTACCCCGCTCGCATGCTGGCAATGCGCGCCAGATCCTGGGCGCTCCGCGACAAGTTCCCCGACGTCCTCAAGGGCATGCCCTGCGCTGAAGAGGTTGGCGACTACGAGCTCCACCCTGGCGAAGGCTACCAGGTTGTCACCGGCAAAGGGAAGCCTGAGGTGCAGTCGCCCAAGGCTACCCAGCCGGATAAAACCACCACTCAGCAGGAAGAAAAGCCCGCGACCGACGTGCAGGCGACGATCACCTCGGGAGGCGTTGCGCTGATCAAGCGCTCCCTGGAGAACAAGGGTATCAAGGTTGAGGAGTTCTGCGAACACATGAAGGTGACACAGCTTGAAGACATTCTCGCCGCCGACATCAACAGGGCCATGGCCGACATCAAGAAGTGGGAAGCTCAGCCGTGAGCCTGATCTTCATCGAGGAAACTCACCAATATTTTCTCGATGGTGAGCGCCTCCCCTCGGTCTCCGAGATCAAGGAGCCTCTGACCGACTTCTCCATGGTCAAGCCCGAGGTGCTCGAAAGGGCCTCTCGCTTCGGGAGTGCATGTCATTCCATGGTCGAGCTCTACCTGGCCGACCAGCTCGACTATGCCACCCTGGACGAAGCGCTGTACGGCCCACTGGAGGCCTTCCAAAAGTTTCTCGCGGAGGTCAGGCCTTTCGAGAACGAAGCAGGCGTCATCATCGACGTGAAGAGCCGCAAGTATGACCGCGTCGCCGATCCGGTCCAGCTTGCAGCCTACCACCAGCTCTGGATAGAGAACAGGAGCCGGGAACCGCTCATCGAGCAGCGCATGGTGAGCACAAAGTATCGCTACGCCGGGACGCCCGACATCATCATCCCGCCGAAAACCGGCGACATCATCCTCGACCACCGGATCCTCTTTCTCGGCCAGGATGGGAAGTACCGCTACACGGCAGCCTACGACCACAACGCCTGGCCGATGTTTGGCCGGCTTCTCACCGACTACCACCGCAAATTCGAAACAGACCTGATGATTCAGGCGTGGAGGAATAGATGAACTCGAACACCGCTGAAAAACTGGAAGAAGAAGTACCGACTGGCGAGGCCCTGGAGGTTTACCGCGAGATCCTGATGCTCACCATAGTCGACCAGGATACCTGCGGGAAGATGGTCACCTTCGTGAAGCAGATGAAGGATGCCGTCAAAGGGATCGAGAACTGGTTCAAGCCGATGATGGATAAGGCCAAGAAGGTAGTCGACGAGGCTAAGGTCGCCTTCGACGGTGTCAAGTCCCAGCAGACTGATACAACCGCACCCTTCACCGAAGCAGCTAAGACAGGTCAGCAGATGATCGATAACTTCTTGACCGCCGAGCGCCAGCGTGCCGCGGCTGAGCAACAGCGTCTGCAGGTCGAAGCCGCTCAGAAAAAACAGCGTGAGCAGGGAGAGCTGCAGGCTTCGGCGGAGTTGCTGGAAGCATCTGGCAGCACCACGGCAGCGGCCGCACTCCGCCAGGAAGCCGAGCGGGTCGTGGAAGCTCCCGTCTTCGCTCCCACCATAGACAAGACCCTCCGGGTGGACGGCGGCCGGGCAGCCGGTGGCGCCACCATGTCGCAGGTAACCCAGGTCGAAGTCCAGGTGACCGATGTAAAGGCCTTCCTCCGATACCTGGTGGAGAAGGACAGCGCGGCCGCGTTCGTGGAATTCCCGAAGGCGAAGCTGTCGGCCTGGGTGAAGTCCAACGGCTTCAAGGCCGGAGAAATTCCCGGCCTTGCTATCCAGGAAACCGTCAAATCTCGCATCTAATCTCTTGCCTACGGAGGGCATCATGACTCAGGAAATCAGCAGGACAGCAGTTCTTATGGATGTGAGCGCGGACTTCGCGGAGGTCGAGCGGCTGAGGCTGGTAAACGCCGCCTTGAAGCGGCACCTGGACGAAACCCTCGGACAGATCAGCATTCTGAAAGAGGAGGAGATTTCGCTGGTGACCGCGATCACCGCCAACTCGGATCTGCTCCGCCACGCCACCCAGCGCATCGACAACGCACTCTCCGGGCTCTACCACGTCACTGTGGTACCCGAGTCTGCACCGATCCAGACCGAGAAGAAAGGGCGCGGGAAGGCAAAGGATAAGCCGGTGGTGCAGGAGGTGCAGGAGGTGCAGGAGCAGGAACTCAGCCCTGAGAACCTTTACCCCTTCAAATGTCAGCACTGCGATGACGCTTATGCCTCAGAACAGTTCCTTGCCGACCACATGAGGTCCGAGCACAAGGTCAACACGGAGGTATCCGATGCGGCAGCTGCGCAGGAAACGAAAGCGGAAGGCGTCGGAACGGGCGAGGCTCAGGGTGCTCAGGATGCTGACGCTGGCGCTGCTTTGCCGGTAGTCGAAGAAGTCTCCGCCGCAGAGGTTGCCGAACTGGAGAAAACCGCTGCGACATTCATGCCCCTGGACGAGCCGCTCGGAGACTGCGAAATCTGCATGGGCTACGGCGTGATCGAGGGCGAACTCTACGGCGAGCCCGCGCTGCTCCCCTGCACCTGCCCGGCCGGATTGAAGGTGAAAGGCGAGGAGCCTAAGTCGGAACCCACCATCGCCAAGTGCTGCGAGGATTGTAACATCGACAATCCGGACTGCGCAGCTTGCTTCATGCCGGACATGGAAGCGCAGATCGAGTCGGGTGCCGAACTCGCCCGCTGCGCAAGCGGCCCCTGCACGGCCACCGGGAAGAACGCGAAAGACGTTTGCCTCCGCGTCGGTACACCGAAGCGCCCCGCCGAAGTCTGCCGCAACTTCGTGGCTGTCGGCGACTGCGCCCACAACCCGTTCAAGCAGACTACGCAGCCGGACGGGTCCATTACCTGCGACCTCTGCGACCTCGTTGTCAAGTCCGCTCCCGCCCCGCAAGGAAACCTGCAGTCAAGGTGCTCGCACCCGAAGCCCTTCCGCCAGCAGACCCCTGAAGGCGTCAAGTGCAAGGTCTGCAGCACCATCATCGACCAGCCGGAACTGCCGAACGCGGCTTAACACAAATCGGTGGCATCGCGGAAGGACATGCGCGGCAATCATCAACTTGGTTGCGACCCACTTTGGGGAATGTCGCGGAGCAATCCAGCCGGTACCAAGCCCGGCCCGCCTCACTAGCTCGCGCTTCAGCGCTGGAGGGAATATGAATTTAACCAAAGAACAAGAGAAGCGGCTCAACGACCTTGCGAAGTCATCAATCGTAGGAGGCGATATAGCGGCAGCTATGGGCGAAATAAAGATGCTCCGCGATCTGGAGCGATCCTACACCCAGCAACTCGGAGAGTTGGCGCGGTTGGCCGATTCCGTATGCAAATGGGTGCTGGAAAACATGAACCAGCATGACGACCCGGTGATTTACATTCCCGCGTACGAGCTCATGGAATACATCGACGCCGTGCGGCCGCCGGAAGGTTGCAAGGACTCGGAGTGGGTCATGCACATTCTGGGACCTGACGATGTGATCGACTTTCCCAGCCAGTTCGCGGCGCTCCAAGCCGCCAACAAGCACAACAAGGCATGGGCCAAGATGATGGCCAACGACCCGCGCCCGAATGACCCATACTGCGTGGCGTTAGCGGTAGTAAAAGCGGAGGTGCTGCCTTGAAAGACCTCCTCTCTAAAGTCCTACACCTCGGCAAGTTCTGGACCGATGCATGGTCCCTGGTCGAGGGCTGCACCCCGGTCTCTCCTGGCTGCAAGAACTGCTGGCTGGCCGGGATCTATGGCCGGAACCTGCCAAACCTCACTCCCGGCCTGGTGGAGCGGGTGAACACGCCTGCAAAGGCGCAGTACTTCTTCAATGGCAAGATTGTGTGCCGTGAGGACCGCCTCGACATGCCGCTACGCGCCCGCAAGCCCCGGGTATACGCGATCTGGAGCGACCTGTTCCATAAAGATGTCCCGCACGAGTTCATCATCAAAGCTCTGACCGTAATGGCGCTGTCACATCAACACCGCTTCATCATCGTTACTAAGCGTCCCGAGCAGGCCGCAAAAAAGCTCTGGGGCTCAAAAGAAATCTGGCAAGCAGCGATATCAGATGAGGCTGCGCGCTACAGCGATGAGGCTGAGCGCCACGCTCACAACGCGATAGAGGGATGCCTCGCCAAAGGCCTCAACCTCGGTTGGCCCCTCTCCAACGTTACCATCCTGGTCACCATGGAGGACCAGCAGCGGGCGGATGAGCGGGCGCCGTATGCGGCACAACTCGCCGGGATGGGGTGGCGCGTGGGGGCGCTATGCGAGCCGCTACTGGGGCCCGTGGATTTAAGTTACTGGCCGAAAATATGTCCTACCCATGATTTCTCCGGTGGTTTCTGCATTGGGCCCTGCCCCGATCAGCGCAAGGTCTTCTCCTGGATCATCACCGGCGGCGAGTCCGGCCACGGTGCCCGCCCGGTGCATCCCGATTGGGTGCGGTCCCTCCGCGACCAGGCGCAGGCGGCCGGCGTTCCCTTCATGTTCAAGCAGTGGGGGGAGTGGGCGCCGTGCCGTGATGATTCTGACGGGATACCTTTTGGTATTGCTACCGATTTTGACCTACCGCACTGCCCACAATCGGCAGCGACCCACATCTGGGGCGATCACGTGTTTAGCCTTAGGGTTGGCAAAAAGAACATACCGCGCACCCTCGACGGCCGCGAGTGGCTGGAGGTCCCCCATGCCCCGCTGTAACGCTTGCGGCAAGCCCCGCACGATGATGAAGGTTCTGCACTGGGTCCACCGATCCCGGCGCTGGGTTGAGGAGCCCGTCTGCCGCGCATGCCAACGGGCGGCTAAGAGATCGGGGGTGATTCTATGAAACTTTTTGAAGTGAGCATAGAGGCGAAAGCCTATGTCTGGGCAGAGAATGAGCGCGCCGCTGAGCGTATCGCTCAGGAAGAAATCCGAGACGTCATGGACGATGCCGAGATTGACGCTTACGAGGTCAAGGCGGATAGCCCGCTCTACGCAGGATATGAAGATGCGGAGCCATTTGGGGAAGCTCCCGATGAATTTGAAGGGCTGACGCTCTCCGAAATCCGCGCAAAACAGGCAGAAGAAGATGCAAAGGTTGACCGTGACACTTTGCCGCTGCCGGGGGTGCCTGCATGAAAACCTGCAACCAGATGCATCCCGTCAACGTGGTCTGCGAGGACCGTCGATGCTACCTCGGCGACAGAAACCCCCTGGTGCGAATGGCCCGCCGCATGGAACAAGCTCAGGCTGAGGCCCGGCGGCTCCGGGAGTCTTTTACCAAGCGGTTCAGCAGGGCTGGGGAGGCGGCGTGAAATACGAAGACTTCCTACGCGCTAAGGTGGCGCAGGCCCCGAGCTTCGGCTTCCATATCGAAATTTCCGAGATCAACCCGATCCTGAAGGATCACAACAAGGCCATGGTCCAGTGGATGGTGGAGGGCGGGCGGCGCGGGTGCTTTGCGGCATTCGGCCTGGCCAAGACCGTCACCCAGATCGAGGCGGTCCGGCTCACCCGGGAACATGCCGGCGGCATGGGCCTCATCATCGTCCCTCTTGGCGTCCGTCAGGAGTTTATGCGCGACGTTCGCATGCTGGCGACCGGTATTCACCCGAACATCACCAATGAGCAGCGCCGCGAGCTGAAGGCATGGCAGAAAGGCCGCCCCGACCGGGTACCCCGGCTCAAGTTCGTTCGTAGCCTTGAGGAGTGCGACGATCCGGATGGGATCTACCTCACCAACTACCAGACCGTCCGGGATGGGAAACTGGATCCTCGAAACTTCAGCACCTGCAGCCTGGATGAGGCGAGCTGCCTGCGCGGCTTCGGCGGGACCAAGACCTTCCGGGAGTTCATGCGGCTCTTTACCGGCGACGCCGGGCCAAAGGGCGACCGCCGCGGAGTCGTGGGAGTGCCGTACCGGTTCGTTGCGACCGCTACCCCGTCACCCAACGAGTATATCGAGCTGCTGGCCTACTCGGCATACCTCGGCATCATGGACGTCTCGGCGGCGAAGACTCGTTTCTTCAAGCGCAACTCCGAGAAGGCGGACCAGCTGACCATCCACCCGCATAAGGAGCGCGAGTTCTGGCTGTGGGTGGCGACCTGGGGGCTTTTCGTTCAGAAGCCTTCCGACCTGGGGTTCTCCGACGAAGGCTATAACCTCCCCGAGCTGGATATCCGCTGGCATGAAATACCGACCGACCACTCCCGTGCCGGATTCGACAAGAGCGGGCAGGGCCGGCTCATGACCGATGCCTGCCTTGACATCCAGTCCTCGGCAAAAGAGAAACGGCTTTCCCTGGACGGCCGGGTAGATCAAATCAGATTGTTGGTAAGGAGGCACCTGAGTGGAGACCACGGAAGACCTGAAGAAAGCTCGAAAGAAAGAACTTTGGAAGGCATGGTACGAGAAAAACAAAGCGAGCGTGCTGGAGAAGCAGAAAGTACGGAGCAAGGAGAATTACCAAGCCAACAAAGAGGCCTACAAAGCCAGGTCGAAGAAGTGGAAGGAAGAAAACCCGGAAAGGACGAAGGAGTTGCAGCGATCCCACCGGGTGAAGAATCACGACCGAATCCGCGCACAGGAAAAGGCCTGGTACCACAAGACCAAAGAGGAAAAGAAAGCCCCATCCAGGGACCGCAGGTTGAGGAGGCTGTTCGGAATTTCAACGGAGACCTTCAACCAGATGTCGCAGGACCAGGGCGGGAACTGTGCCATTTGCGGGACGTTCCAACCTGTAGCCGGGAAGGAGAACCTTCACGTGGATCATTGCCATGCGACGGGAAAGGTCAGGGGACTTCTTTGTCACCACTGCAATGTGGGACTGGGAGCATTCAAGGACCGGCCAGACCTGCTGTTAGCGGCCGCTCAGTACCTCTCCAAATCGTTATCTGGTGCGACCTAAACGATGAGCAAAAAGCTATCGAAAAGATGCTTGATGCAGAGGGTGTTTCATATTCATCGCTCACTGGCAGCCAGAGCCAAGAAGAACGCGAAAGGCTCTTGGATATGTGGCGGAACAAAGAGACCGTAGTTTTCCTCAGCAAGCCGACGATGTACGGCGCCGGGGTTAACCTTCAACAGGCCCACATCATGATCTTCGCGGGCATCGGTTTCAAGTTCCAGGATATTTTCCAAGGCATCCACCGGGTGCACCGGTTCCTTCAGCTGTACCAGTGCATCATTCACTTCATCTATACAGAAGCTGAACGATCAATCCGGAGAAACTTTCTCAAAAAGTGGAAACAGCATAAGGAGATGATGAGCAAAATGGCCGAGATCATCAAAGAATATGGGCTCTCAGTGGGAGCCATGGCCGCGCACCTCACCCGCGCAATGGGGGTGAAGGATCGCATCGAGATCGTCGGGGACCGGTACCGGCTGGTGAACGATGACTGCGTGCTGGAGACCCGGCGCATGGCGGATAACAGCGTGCACCTGGTCATGACCAGCATCCCGTTCAGCACCCAGTACGAATACAGCCCGAACTACGCCGACATGGGGCACACGGACAACAATGATCATTTCTTCCAGCACATGGACTTCCTGATCCCCGAGTTGTTCCGGGTGCTGCAGCCCGGCCGGCTGGCCGCGATCCATGTCAAGGACCGGATCACCCCGAGCGGGCTAACCGGGATGGGATTCCAGACCAACTATCGGTTTGCGGACAAGACCTGCGACCACTTCGAAAAGGCTGGTTTCGGATTCCTGGGCCGCAAGACCATCGTCACCGACGTGGTTCGGGAGAACGCGCAGACCTATCGCCTCGGCTGGACGGAGCAGTGCAAGGACGGCTCCCGCATGGGCTTCGGGATGCCCGAATACCTGCTCCTGTTCCGCAAGCCGCCTACCGACACCTCCAACGGATATGCCGACCTCCCGGTGGTGAAGGACAAGGGGAAGTACACCCGCTCCCGCTGGCAGATGGACGCCCACGGTTTCACGCGCTCCAGCGGAGACCGGCCGCTCATGCCCGAGGACCTGGAAGGGCTCACGCACTCACAGATCTTCCAGGCGTTCAAGAAGTACAGCCTGGAGCAGATCTTCGACTTTGAGCAGGTAGTACGCATCGCGGAATCCCTGGAGCTGAAAGGCCGGCTCCCTTCCGACTTCATGCTGCTCCAGCCTCAGAGCTGGTCGGAAGAAGTCTGGACCGACATCACCCGCATGAGAACTCTCAACCAAGCGCAGTCGGCGAAGGGTCGGGAGATGCATCTGTGTCCGCTCCAGTTCGACATCGTCGACCGGGCTATCAACCAGTGGACCAATCCGGGGGAGGTCGTTTACGACTGCTTCGACGGGATCGGGACCGTGGTGCAGCGCGCCATCATGGCCGGGCGTATAGGCTGGGGCACCGAACTCTCTACCCCCTACTTCCTTGACTCCGCCGCCTATGCTAAGGCCGCAGAGGATGAGATCATGATGCCATCGCTGTTCAGCGTTCTGGAAATGGAGGGGAAAGATGCAGCGTAAGAAAACCTACACCGGCCCCTACCGTATCGACCCGCAGCCGGTGATGCCATGAAGTACGGCAGCGTATGTAGTGGAATTGAGGCCGCCACCATTGCGTGGCATCAACTTGGATGGGAACCTCAATTTTTTTCAGAGATAGAGCCTTTCCCGTGCCAAGTGTTGGCTCACCATTACCCCCATGTGCCGAACTACGGTGACATGACCAAATTCAAGGAGTGGCCTGATGCAGCTATCGATGTTCTCGTTGGAGGAACCCCCTGCCAATCCTTCAGCGTTGCAGGACTCAGAAAGGGACTGGACGATCCGCGTGGCAACCTCATGCTCACCTATCTTGCCATTGCTGACCGCTATCGGCCCAAGTGGCTGGTTTGGGAGAACGTCCCCGGCGTCCTGTCCTCCGGGGGGGCAGGGATTTTGGAACCTTCCTCGGGGGCCTGGGGGAACTCGGGTATGGGTTCGCCTACCGGGTTCTTGACGCTCAATACGCCGGAGTACCACAGCGCCGCCGTCGCGTCTTCGTTGTCGGACATTTTGGAGACTGGCGACGTGCCGCAGCGGTTCTTTTTGAGCGCCACAGCCTGCAAGGGCATTCTCCGCCGAGCAGAAAAGCGGGGCCGCCAGTTGCCGCCCTCACTTCAAGCGGCGTTGGAACATGCGGCGCAGATGATAACCAAGGACAAGCAGGGCATTTGATAGCGATCCAAGATGGTCGGGGAATAGACAAGAGTCAGAACGGCAAGGGCTACGATGATTCCGGTGTGGCATACACCATGGACACCACAGGATATCAGGCTATCGCTGGTTGTCTCTCTGCCAACGGCAAAGCCGCAGGTTCGGCAACACAGCAGGATGCCGAGAATGGGATGCTGGTTACCCATACCCTTCGTGGGGAAGGGTTCGACGCCAGCGAGGACGGGACCGGGCGGGGCACTCCGTTGGTGGCGGTTCCGCTCCAAGAAGTTGGCAAGCGCACGGGTACCTCAACCGATGATCCGCGCGCCGGGATTGGCATTGGGACGGACGGAGACCCGATGTACACGCTCCAGGCTGGGGCGCAGCATGGGATTGCGACAGCCTACCGCACATCGGGCAACTGCGGGGCATGGGATACCGGAGACCGCACCGATGCGCTCACAACCGGGACGGACCCAAACAGTCATATCTTGGCGTTCAATCTAAGGGGCCGTGAAGGTGGCGCAATGCCAGAAATGGCAGACGTGGCAAGCCTGAGGGCGGCAAGCGGTGGAAGTTCACGCAGCTATATTTCAGCATCAGCAGTGCGTCGCTTGACTCCCGAAGAGTGTGAACTGCTCCAGGGCTTTCTGAAGGGCTATACCTTCATTCCGATCAACAAGAAGGGCAAGATGGCCGCCGACGGCCCAAGGTACAAGTCGCTAGGGAATTCGATGGCAGTGCCTTGCATGGAATGGATTGGGAGAAGAATTGCCATGGTTGATGCAATCCCGCCCAACGTCGGCGGAGAGGAAAGGAGGATAGCGGCGTGACCAACGAGCAAAAATCAGCCTCCCTCTGGCTCTCAGTGGCTCTTGGCGCAGTCGATGCCGTGATGCAACTGGAGAAGCCGCAAAGCGCCAGGTGGAACCGGCTTAAAGGCGCTGTGAAACCGATCAACCGAGCGGTTGACCTGTACCGGCTTGAGGAATTCGGAACCGAGGATATGGCGAACGCCTCTGCTCCTCTGGACACCATCAACTCCGAGATAAGGAGGATATACCCATGACCATCATCTGCGCCCACTGCGGACGGAAGATGATCGTCTCTGCGTGCCGGGAGCACCTGAACCATTGCAGCCGCGCCTGCTATCTGGCCAGCCTTCTCTTGGACCCCTCACAGGTCCAAAGAATGGCCAGAATGGGACTCAATCGTAGGGACGCTGCAAGGACCCTCGACATCCCGTACCCGACGTTTTACCGGAAGCTGAGACGGCAAGGTTTGAATGAGCACTTTAATCGAAATTAGGAGGGGAGTAGTGAATGTTGATATCCGACTGGCTGTTACTTTTCCCAACCATCACAAAACGAAACGACTAAAAAGAGCATTAGGATCTGACGGAATTGTTTCACTGGTTTTTTTGTGGTTGTGGGTAGCCGAAAACCGGCCGCATGGTGAGCTGAGAGGCATGGACGAAACCGACATTGCAGTCGCCGCTCAGTGGGAAGGCGAACCAGGAATTTTCATCTCTGCACTGTGCGAATTGAAATTTTTAGATCGAAAACGGTCGCTCTACCTTGTTCACGACTGGCAGGCAAATAATCCTTGGGCATCGGATGCTCAAGCACGTTCTGACAAGGCCCGTAAGGCCGCAAAAGCTAAGTGGGAGAAAAGAAACGGGAATATACCATGCTCCGAGCATGGTTTTAGCAATGCTAAATCGATGCTACTGCATGATTTGAGCAATGCCCCATCTCCATCTCCATCTCCATCTCCATCTCCATCTCCATCTCCATCTCCAAAAGAAGAGGAGAAGGTACCGCTCACCGAAAAACTGATTCGGGAGATGGCTCAAGAGAAGAGACCGTTCATCCGCCAGAAGTTTGAAATGACCGACAACGAGATTGACGTACAGGTTGAGGAGATGGTGGTCAAGGCACGGGCGCGGTCGCCCGGCCCGGATGTTTGGCTTTATATCAGCCGATTCCTAACGAACAGAAAGGATGACCTCAATGCAAAACGAAATCGAAATAGCGCAGCACAACCTGGAACAAAAGCGAGCAGCCTTCGGCCTGGCGACTTCAGCGACGACCTCACGCAAGAGTTTCTCGCCCATGGGAGTGGCTGAGTGCGAATTCTGTGGGGATGCGCGGGAGAGCTTGGCTGTTGCCGGGCTGCCATGGGCTGTCTATAAGCCCTGCATGTGCGAGGGGGCGGTAGCCAACAGGTCGGCAGAAGACCGTGAAGCTGAGAGCAGGGCCGAAGAGGCGAAGGAGACCGACCGGCGCTTCCAGGTCGCCCGATTCTTCGAGGAGATTCCCGACCATTTCCGCGACCGCACCTTCGAGTCCTACAGAGTTACCCCTGAGAACCGAGCTGCATACCTGATGGCACGGAACTGGCCGCCGACGGGTGGCAAACAGAGCTTGCTCTTCATGGGCGAACCAGGGACCGGAAAGACTCACCTTGCTGCGGCTATCGCGATCAATCAGGTGAAGCTTAACCGAGCCGTTATCTTCGGAACCGTTCCCACTATCCTAGGCCGAATCAAGGCGACGTTCGATGATAACCGAGCATCCGAGGCGGAGGTGAAGCGGATAATTATGGGTTGCTCACTGCTGGTTCTGGACGACTTGGGCAAGGAAAAACCGAGCGAGTGGGTGGAGGAGGTGCTCTACGAGATTATCAACGCCCGCTACGTCAAGAAGCTTCCCGTCATCATCACCACGAACGTCGGGCTGAAGGCTGTGGAGGCACGCTACGCCTGGAACGGTAAGGCCATTACATCCCGACTTTTCGAAATGTGCACAGGGGCCAATGTCGGCGGCGAGGATTACCGGAGGCGGAGATGCTAGTGATCTGCAGCCGGGCAGGAAACCAGAAATGTCACCCAAAATGTAGCTGGTCCAAACCGCATGATCCGTCCGAAGACGAAATACCCGGCGCTAAGCGGGTATGGACCCAATGCACAGAAGTCGGGCTTCGAGTGGTATGCCAACCATGCAGCACCCAAACCAAGGAGGAAACGATGAACACGGAAACTAAGCAGCAGGAGACACCCCCCTACACCCCGCCGGAGATCGAGATGATCCCGGTGGTGTCGAGCAACATCGAAAGCGTCGGGCATGACGGTGCGGAGACGATGAGGGTGAGGTTCAAGGGGAGCGACACCCGTCCGGCGACCGATTACGACTACCCCGGCGCCACGGAGCAGGACTCCTTCGACATCATCAACGCGGAGTCCGCTGGCAGGGCCTACCAGACGTTCACCAAGACCCGGGCAATTAAGGGAATCAAACTGGCCGCATAGGCCCAACCAAAAGGAGAATCACCATGGGCATCCTTGCCAATACCGTCAGCATCTGCCACTTCCAGGTCCGGGGCGAACTCGCCAAGGGCGACCTTTACGAGAACGCTGCTCAGTTGCTCGCGCTGCGCGCCTTCACCCCGATTGACGATTCGCTCGAAGAACTCTCCACTGGATGGGTTCAGCTGGAAGATCCGAAAGAGCACGCTTTTGCCGACGCCTCCGCATGCTGGCGCGACCGTTATCTGACCTTCTCCCTGCGCCGTGACCAGCGCAAAGTCCCGGCCGCTCTGCTCAAGGAACATCTCGACAAAGCATGCGAGTTATTCCTCGCTGAGAACCTCAACTTCACCCGCGTCCCGAAACAGCGCAAGGAGGAGCTGAAGGAGCAGACCCGGCTAAAACTTCTCGCCAAGACGCTGCCCGACCCGAAGGTCTACGACCTCGTCTGGGACACCGAGCGGAACATCGTCACCTTCACCACGTTCTCGCCGAAGATCGTGGAGATCCTTGAGGACCTTTTCAAGCAGACCTTCGAGGGCCTGCGCCTCACCGCGCTTCACCCCTACGAGCGCGCCATGTCCGTGCTGCCCGACCCGTATCGCCCGCTGCTCACCCTGGCGAATAAGGCGTCCGGCGACAACTACCTTGAGCTGATTCAGGAAAACAAGTGGATCGGTATGGACTTCCTGCAGTTCCTGCTCTACCAGACCATGAACAGCGATTCCGAGTACCGCGTCAACCAGCCGGGGCCGGAGAAGCGCGGGACGCAGTTTGTCGCCTATATCAACGACAAGGTGGTTCTGGTCGGATCGGGAGAGAACGGCAAGCAGATGGTGACCATCAACGGCCCACAGGATCGGTTCAGCGAAGTGAAGAACGCGCTCCACGGGACCAAGAAGATCACCGAGGCAACTATCCATCTGGAGACCGGAGACGATCACTACTGCCTGACCCTCAAGGGCGAGGCCTTCCACTTCGCGTCCTTCACTACCCCGGCGGTGAAGATCGAAAAGGACAACACTACCGACGAGCAGATGGAGCGGGAGGCCGTCTTCTTCGAGCGCATGGCGCTATTGGAGAAAGGCCTGCAGCTCTTCAACTCTCTCTTCGCGGCATTCCTGGTCGAGCGTCTCGGCCCCGAGTGGTACCAGTTCGAGGGCGTCATCGGTGAGTGGCTGGAGGCGGCATGATCTCGTTCTGGGTCCCGGGGGTGCCAATTCCCAAGGGAAGCGCCAAGGGGTTCTACATCCCCAGCCTGGACCGGGTAGTGATCACGCAGGACAACAAGAAAAGGCAGAAGCCCTGGGCATCGATGATATCGTCGGTCGCCCGGGAGCTTTTCCCTAAGCCGCTCATTGGCCCGGTAATGATCAGCATCGCTTTCAAAATGCCCCGGCCCAAGGCGCACTACCGTTCCGTGAAGAAAGCCCAGATCCTGCGGGATGACGCCCCGAAGTACCACACCATCAAGCCGGACAGCGACAAACTAACCCGGTGCGTCTTTGACGCCCTCACCAACATCGCGTGGATGGATGACCAGCAGGTTTCGGTAATCGCTCACGTCAGCAAAGTCTACGGAGACCGACCGGGAGCACTGGTCCGAGTCTGTGAGATCAAGGAGGAGTTTTGACATGGCCGGGAAAATAGATTTAACAGGCGTAAGGTTCGGGCGGTTGCTCGTTGTCAAAGAGTCCACTGAGCGGATTAGCGGGGTTCTTTGCTGGGACTGTATTTGTGACTGCGGGAATAAGGCGACTGTAAGAGGTTCAGTCCTTCGCCAGGGTGTGACCAAATCTTGCGGGTGTCTTAAACGGGATGTCGCAGGGCGTGCGCGCATAACCCATGGCGGTAGTACGTCCAAGGAGTATAGGGTCTGGAACCAGATGCGCCAACGCTGTACAAACCCCAATAATGCTCGTTGGGCCGCCTATGGGGGCCGAGGGATTACCGTTTGTGACCGGTGGATGAACTCATTCGGTAATTTTTTAGAGGACATGGGGTTCCGCCCTTTCGAAAAAGCCCAATTGGACCGTATTGACAACAATAAAGGGTACTCGCCTGAAAACTGCCACTGGGTTTCGTTGAAACAGAACCTTCGCAACATGCGGACCAATTTGGTCCTGACCGCGCGGGGCGAATCAATGCCAGTTTGCGATTGGGCTGAAAGGTCTGGTATCGCTTGCCGACTGATAGAGCAGCGCGTCCGAAGAGACGGGTGGGATGCAGAAAGAGCAATTTTCACCCCGTCTAGGGGTACGAGATAGGGCGCCCTGGTCAAAGACGTCCCCCGCGACTACATGCGCTGGTATCTCGGCCAAACCGAGACCGACGAGTATTTGAGGCAGGCGTTCCTATCCGTGATGCAGGCCTGACGAAGCAGGCGGGCTGCCACGATTGAAAAGAATTCAACTGCAGGGCACGATAAGGGGGCGGGTAAAACCACCCCCTTAAAATTGAAATTTGGAGTTTTGGCAAAAAAAGAGGGGGAGACGGTGAACGAATGGTATTTGCAGGATAGGCGGTCATATGTAGGCAACGACATGGTTTTCTGGGCAAAGGGTAAGAGCGGGTATACGACCAACGTTCATGAAGCACATATCTTCACAGAAGAGGAAGCCTTCAGCCAGCACCGCACCCGCAATAGCGATGTGCCATGGCCCAAAGCCTATATCGACAGTAAGACGCGCCCCGCCGTCGATTTCCAGTATGCAAAACACGAGGACGCTCTTGCCGGTACGGGCCGCAGGATAGAACCTCCTCCGAAAAGGAAGAAGCCAAGAGGGGTATACAACTGTGCAGAGTGTGGGAAGTTTATGCCTTGCACTACAAGGATATGCCCACACTGCAACGCTTGGAACGAGTATTAAACACCCCGCCTTGTGCGGGGATAGGAGGGGGAGGGGATGGATAAGGTTTACTGCTCATGTGGGCGAGATGTAGGGGGAAGAGCATAAGTCAACTTGCCCGATATCGAAATTGGCCGTTCGGGGCCAAGGGGTTTCCGGGGATACTGAGATCACCCGCCTAACCCAAGAAAACACCGCGCTCAGGGAGGAGGTGGAGACCAGCAATCAGCAAGCCACTTTGCTAGAACTCAGTCTTGATAGTCAGAGGGAACATACTGCGCGGGCCACTGCCAGAGCCGAAGCCGCCGAGAAGAAGGCAGAGGAGGCAGAAACTGCTAACAACTTCGACGCTACACGGCTGAAACGCCTTGCCACCATCTGCGGGCTAGCCTACGGTAACGAGTCGGACGAGTTCGTGCTAAACGTGGCAGGAAGCATCCTCGGCGAAATCACACGCGTGGTCGAACCGCTGTTTGCTCAGCTCACCGTCCAATCCGCTGCGGTCAAAAGGTACAAGGAGGTGTTGGACAGATACGGTAAGCACGACGATGAATGTGCCGCCGCGAGACGATTTCTGTGGAATCCTCAATTCTGTAACTGCGGGCTTGATGCAGCACTCGCTACCGATACAGTAACATCCCTGAGTTGAACAACCACACATAGTTGAGTTATCAGTTGACACAAATTCAACTGAGGTATAGATTCGGCGCAAAATGGGGGCACGGGGGCAGTTTGGCACCGCCAAGCAAGTACAATGCGAAGCTTTCAGCGACTATTTGCACGCTGATAGCATCAGGATATTCGCTGCGGAAGATAGAAGCTGTAGACGGGATGCCGACTAAGACCACGATATTACGGTGGTTATTCGAAGAGTCAAAATTCCGTGACAACTTCCGTGACCAGTACGCGCGTGCTCGGCGGATCCAGGCTGAATGCATGGCTGACGAGCTGATTGACATCGCCGATGACTCCAGCGAAGACGAGGTTTTCACGGACGATGGAAGGCGGCTGTTGAACAAGGAGTTCGTCCAGCGGTCAAAACTTCGGGTAGAGACTCGGCAGTGGGTGGCGATCAAGCTGCTCCCGAAGGTCTATGGGACACAGCAGGAAGATCCTGAAGACCTTACCCCCCCGGCTCCGACCAAGGTCGAGATCGTGGTACAGGATGCGAGGAAGGAGCAATCGTGAGCAAGGACAATCTGAGAGTTCTAAAGGGGAACGCTACCCCTTCTTTGAATTTGGAAATGGTCCGCAAGATGCGCGAAGAGTTGCCTATCTGGCGTGAGTATTTGACGATTCAGGCACAGATGACAAAGGCGAAGTTTGACGCTTTGAAGGCGGAGGGGTTCAGCGACCAGCAAGCGCTGGAGCTGAGCAAGACCTTGTTCTGAGCAGCATCCAGGTCCCCCTCAACGTCCCGCAGGCCTACTTCCTGGCCATGGTGCACAAGTTCAAGGCGTTCGTGGGCGGGTTCGGGACGGGCAAGACCTGGGTGGGGTGCTCCGGGATCGCCAAGCACTTCATGGAGCACCCCCGAATCAACGCCGGGTACTTCGCGCCCACATATTCGCAAATTAGAGACATCTTCTACCCGACCGTTGAAGAGGCGCTTTACCCTTGGGGCTTCAGCGTCAAGATCCGGGAGGCGAATAAGGAAGTCCACGTCTACCGCGGCCGAGTCGAATACGGGCTGATCAAGTGCCGGTCGATGGACAAGCCGGGCAGCATCGTCGGCTTCAAGATCGGACATGCTCACGTCGACGAGATCGACCTGCTGAAGATGGAGAAGGCGTTTCAGGTCTGGCGCAAGATCATAGCCAGGATGCGCTACAAGGTCGACGGGCTGAAGAACGGGATCGACGTAACTACCACGCCTGAGGGCTTTCAGTTCGTCTATCAGCAGTTCGTGCAGCAGCTTTTGAAACACCCAGAAATGAGGAGCATGTATGGTCTGGTTCAGGCGAGCACGTATGATAACGAGCGTAATCTGCCTGACGATTACATACCATCTCTTCTGGCGACCTATCCGGCGCAGCTTATCGAGGCTTACATCCGGGGGCAGTTCGTAAACCTCAGGACCGGCAGCGTCTATGCGAGCTTCGACCGGAAGCTGAACAACTGCGCGGACACGGTCCAGCCGGGAGAGATCCTGAGGATCGGTCTCGACTTTAACGTGGGGAAAATGGCGGCGATCACCCACGTGCTCAGGGACAACCAGCCGCGCGCCGTCGACGAGATCATCAACGGCTACGACACCCCGGACATGATCCGTATGATCAAGGAGCGGTACTGGCTCTACGACGGGAACACCTACAAGCCGACGCGACAGATCAGAATCTACCCGGATGCTTCGGGCGACTCTCGCAAGTCGGTGAACGCCAGCAAGACAGACTTGGCGCTGCTCCGGGATGCCGGGTTCCAGGTGGTCGTGAACCACGCGAATCCCCCGGTAAAAGATCGCGTGAACAGCATGAACGCAATGTTCAAGAATGCGGCGGGGCAGCGGCGGTACCTGGTCAACGTGGAGAAGTGCCCGACCTATGCAAGCTCGCTGGAGCAGCAGCCCTGGGATGATAAGGGGGAGCCGGACAAGAAAACCGGCCATGATCATCCAAACGACGCCGCCGGGTATTTTATCGAGAAGGAATTCCCAATCGTGAAGCCCACGGTCACTTCGAGTGATGCGTGGTAAGGAGGAAGGATGGGCAAGTTCAGGAAGAAACCCGTGGTCATTGAGGCCATCACGTTTGAGGAGTTGGTGGAGTACGGTAAAGCCAACAGCTCAAACCCTTTAAACATAGTCAACGGCATGCCGTGGTCCTTCAAGTACAAGGGGCACCCGATCAGCCACGAAAACGACCGGTGCTACCTTATCCCGACGCTGGAAGGCACGCACAACATGACTCCCGACGACATGCTGATCACCGGCGTGCAGGGCGAGATCTACCCTTGCAAAATCGACATCTTCAAAGCCACCTATGAAGAGGTCGAGCCTGACTGCGCCCACTACTGGATTCCGCAAGGCACCGCCGACAAGCCGGACTTCCGCATGATGCACGGTATCGAGCGGGTGCACGCGACCTGTTCCAAGTGCAATGCGAGATCGTTCTTCACCCGTGAGCAGTGGCGGGCGATTCCTGCGGCGCTGCCGCCGACAGGGGAGTGACCGTGTCTATAATCGAAGAAGCCAAGGCACTTCTGCGGTCACCCTTCACTATCGCCCCTGGCCCTGAGGCAGAGGCCGCTATCCTGATCATTGAAGGGCTGTTGGCTGGGATGACGGGGCTTGTCTGGACCAAAGAGGCTCCGACGGAACATGGGTGGTATTGGTTGAGAAGACGTGGGGATAAAGACGCTGAGGTTGTCCAAGTTTCCAAATGGATGGACGGCAGCGTGATGTTTTCTTTCGTGGGCACGGATGAAGACGTGGCCGTCGAAAAGCTTGTTGATTTCTACCCGTGGGAGATAGCAGGCCCCATTCAACCACCAGAATGACTTCCAGCCGGCTTAGCTCAGTAGGTAGAGCGCCTCTCTTGTAAAGAGGATGTCGCAGGTTCGAGTCCTGTAGTCGGCTCCAGTGTGCCAACGGCAGGCCATAATAATCGGTGTAGCGCGCACCGAAGCTGTGACAGCCGGGAGAGACCGGCAACAAGCATTTCACATCCCCCCATAGTGGGATTACCAGTTTTTGACGCGGGGTAAACTCCGTGCAGTGGTAGACCCTGGTTTTGAGCCACGTCCCCGCGAGCCTTAGGGCTGTTCATTGCGGACTCATTACTGGGCCAGGCCGGGGGCCTGCGGAAACGTTCAAGGCCCCAAATCATCAACTTGCGCAATTTCGCAAACTGACTTTTATCCTTGACCGAAGCGAGAGGTAATTGATTATGTCTGGATACTCTAAACGAGAATGGCTGAATCCGGACGGTCATCCTTCGACTGGCTCAGTTGTGGCATATCATGGTGATTCTCCGTGGAGTTCAGAAGACGGGGAGCCGTCAATTATGACGATTCTGGAAATATCAGACTGCCATAATAAGGTTCGGCTACACTGTTCCCAAAAAGACACATTGGAAGAGTTTATAAAGAAAATGGAAATGCTGCGCAATGTGATAGATGAGTTTGTCACACATCTGAAAAACGTATAATCATCCGACCGCCGTGAGGCAGGGCAGGAGACATCATGGAAAAACCCACCGTCAGAACCCCTTCGCCGCGCATGGCCGCACTGGCTGACAAGCGCACCCTCATAAACGACCTCATGGGGGGCACGTTCCGCATGCGCGCCGCTGGCGTCAAGTGGCTCCCCCAGCACCCGGCCGAGGGCGACGGGGTCTACAAAACCCGGCTCGAAAAGACCTTCCTGGACAACTTCCTCAGCGATACCATCGATAAGTCGAACGGCAAGATCTTCAAGAAGCCGATCAAGGCCGAGGACGTTCCGACGCAGATCGAAGAACTCCTCGACAATATCGACCTTCAGGGGAGCGGGCTGGACGCGTTCGCGCAGGAGCTGGGCAAGCGTGCGCTCGAAGCTGGGATCACCTACGCCTTGGTGGACATGCCACCGGCGGGCGACGTCAAGACGGCAGCCGAGGAGAAGGCTGCAGGCATTCGCCCCTACGTCGCCCACATCGACCCGGACAACGTGATCGAGATCCTGACCGAGCGGATCAACGGCGCCGATGTCATCAAGCGGGTTCGTATCCTCGAATGCTCCATGGAGAATGACGGGGAGTGGGGCTACACGAAGGTGGAGCAGGTCCGGGTGCTGGAGATGCGCGAGGGTGTCATGTGCTTCGACGTCTACCGGGAGGTGGAGAACGCTACTACCAAGAAGAAGGAGTGGCAGCTGCAGCCGGACCTCTCCGGGGTTACCACCTTCCCCGCGATCTTCCTGGTTCCCTTCTACACCAACCGCACCGCGTTCATGGAGGGAGAGCCAGGCTTCCAGAACGTCGCCGAGAGCTGCCTTGAACACTGGCAGGTAAAGAGCGAATACGCTCATTCCCTCTCGATGCAGTGCTTCGGAATGCTGACGGCATGCGGAGTTGAAACCGAGGCTGTAATCCAAGTGGGGCCAGCCAAGGTATTACGCAGTACCAACCCCGATGCAGTCTTCACCTATACCGAACCCACCGGCAAGGGCGTAGAAATGGCGCTCAACGCGCTCAAAGCCATTGAATCCCGCATCGACACGGCTGGGGTCAACCTCCGAGTGGAGAATGCCGGGGAGGTAACGGCGACTGCGGCGCGCCTGGACAGCGACGATACGAACGCAGGGCTCGTTGCCGTCGGTCATGGCTTCGAGGATTCCTGGGAGCAGGTCATCGGCCACATGCTTACCATCCTCAAACTGGAGGGCGAGGTTGAGATCGAGATCTGCACCGATATCGGCGGAGCGAAGGGGACGCAGGCAGGACTCACCGAACTCGGCAAGGCGAGGGCAATAGGCGACCTTTCGCAGGAGTCCTACCTCAGCGCGCTGGTGTGGCGCGGGGAGTTGCCGGAAGACTTCGATATCGCCGCCAACTGCGAGCAATGCGCGAACGAGGGGCCGGCGCTGGGCAGTATGACCGGGCAGACACAGATGACCGGCGACGCCACCAAATGCCCGAAGTGCGGCGCTGATGTCCCGGCGGGCGCCAAGGAGTGCCTAGACTGCAAAGAACCCATGAAAGGAGGCCCTCAGGATGGCTAAGTGCGGCGGGAAAGGCGGCGGCAAGAAGAAGTAGCGGGAGGTGACTGGTGACGTGCGCTGCATGCAAGGTGATGATGCTGAGGGTGGCGAGGCTCCTTGAGGGGTTATCAGAGGTCGAACTGCCCGAGCCGATGCGTCATGAGATTCGGCAGGTGAAGTTCATGCTCGCGTTCACCGGCTACCACATCGCCAACCAGGAGCTTTCGGAACTGCCAAGCGGCAGGGACCACTACAAGGAGGGGTCGTGAAGGTCTGGGAAACCGTGAAGAACACCGCAAGGGTAATCTGGGCCGTGCTGCGACCCGGAAAGCCCAATCTGCAGATCTAAGGGAGAAGACATGAGCGTAACCGTGAAGAAGCTGGGCCCACGTCGGTGGATTTGCAAGGGGCCGCAAGGGCACAAGGGCGAGGGGAGCACCAGAGAGATTGCCATGGCGGAGTATGCGCAGCGGGTGGCGAAGTGATAACACACCTCGCCTACGTCCCTATTTTCACGTGCGCTGTGTTCCTGGTAGGAGACTGTGACCACATTGAGGCTATGGATGCGATCTACGCACTGGAAGGTAAAAAGACACGGTGCGAGTTGACTGATGGGCCGTTGGGGTCTGTTCGGAGCGTAGGCGGAGACGTGTTCTGTTACATCAAGGATCTCGAAGCCGGCAGCGTCATGTTCCATGAGTTGACCCACGTTGCTTGCTCCATTATGGAGATCCATGGCATCCCTCTTTGTACTGAGACCGAGGAAGTTATGGCCTACCTAGTCGGGTGGCTCAAGATCAACGTCATGGACCCGATCTACGAAAAACGGGAGGCATTGCTCTCATGACCCCCGAAATCTCTAAGCAGCTTTTCGACCTGGGCGTGAATCGGCAGATCGCCCTGCAGCGCTACGGCAACAAGGTGGTGCGCGACATCATCGCCCTGCTGAACGATGCCGACAAGGAGCTGATGGCGAAGATCGCGGCGCGCGGGGAGAGCGGGCCCTGGACGTCGGCACGGCTGAAGCTGCTCTTTGCTGAGCTAAAAGACGCGAACGACCAAGCCTACTGGGAGGCGCAGAAGTCGATCACGAAGGAGATGAAGGCCTTTGCGGATCATGAGGCGGAGTCGGCAGATCAACTGCTGCAGACGCAGCTACCCGTCACCCTTACCACTACGCTCCCGCCGGCCGCAACCCTGGCCGCAGTAGTCGACCGTACCCCGATCACCGTGGGCCCGGACAAGAAGCTGCTATTGGAGGAGATCTTCAGCGGACTGGCTGCCAGCAAAGAGGAAGCGATTCGCGGAGCCGTGCGGCTGGGAGTCGTAGAAGGCGAGACCGTTGACCAGATCGTGAGGCGACTGGTCGGCACCCGGGCGGCCCGTTTCACTGACGGCATCATCGAGAAGCATCGGCGTGGAGCCGAGGCGATGGTACGGACCATCATCAACCACACCAGCAACGGGGCAATGCAGGCAGTCTACCGAGAGAATGGGAACGTGGTGAAGGGATGGACATTCCTGGCCACGCTCGACGGCAGGACCACTATCACCTGCGCCTCGCTCTCCGGTACCGAGTGGCCGGTAGGGCAGGGGCCTATCCCCCCACGGCACATCGGGTGCCGATCCTTCGCGCTCCCGAAGCTCAAGACCTTCCGTGAGCTGGGAGTGAACATTGACGAGATGCCGGCCGGTACCCGCTCTTCAAAGGACGGACAGGTGCGCGCCGATATCGGCTTCGGCGACTGGCTCAACGGCCAGCCGGTCAAGGTGCAGAAAGAGATCCTCGGTGCCACTCGGCAGAAACTTTTCACCGACGGGAATATGCCGGTTGACCGTTTCACCGATAACCGCGGAGTCACCTATACCTTGGACGAGCTGAAGCTGCGCAACAAGGCGACGTTTGAGCGGGTGTTCGGGTAAATTCTCCTTGCCGCCGCGCGCCGCCCGCTGTAAACTTCCCCGGTGCGCGCCCTTATCCCCTTCAGCAGAGTCTTCATCGCCGTCACCTTCCCCCACTCAAAAGGGGAGCGCTACCCCTCCGCCCTGGAGCTTGCCCGCAACGCCGACTTCTACCGGGAGGGGACTCTCGGAGCCGGGCCGCTCCACATCGCCGGGTTCCACTTCGAGCGGTCGGCGATTCTGCGCGCCGTGGCGCTCCTTGAGTACGCCGGCTGCATCCGTGGCTGCATGGTGCTCAATCCCACCTCTGTATGGGGGCCGGAGCGCACCCTGCGCGTGCTGCGCTGCATCCTCACCGCCCTCGGCTGCCGCAATCCGGCCGCGTACTGTCGGATCCCCTGCGAGACCCCGGCAAACGTCCCGCCCGGCTCCGCCCCCTCAATTCTCCCCTGCCGACTGCTGGATTGCTACTTCATCAAGAACTGGCATAGCACCGAGCCGATCCCCGATCAACTCCAGGCGGCCGCCGTCGAAAGCGGCTGCGAATGGTGTCCTCTTTTCAACTCCGTTGAATACTATTCAACTGACCGCTGCCTGCCATTCCCCCAGGATCTCCCCGCCGTCCTGTAACACCCTCACTCCGCCTACGTTTAGCCAATCTCGAACCGTCTTCACTCTCAGTTGAATTTTTTATTGACAAAGGTGCGCTCTCGGCGTATCTGTCGTGTGAATTTTGTACTCAAGTGAGTAACATACTGCCTGGATAGGCAACCAACCCGTGAGGGTCTACGAAAAGGGGCGCGAAGCCATGAAGCTGAAACTGAACGAGCAGGGGTTTGCAGAGGTAAAGGACGGGAAGCCCGTTTACCTCGATGACAGTGGCGCCGAGATTCCCTTCGATGCGCCCGCAGCAATGGCCAAGATCACCGCTCTGAACGGGGAAGCGAAAAACCACCGGCTGAAGGCCGAAGAACTCGCCACCGCGCTCAAGCCCTTCGAGGGGATCGACCCGGCCGCTGCTGCCAAAGCCCTCCAGTTCGCTCAGTCGATGGAAGGCAAGAAGGCTATGGATGACGAGGGGATCAAGACCCTCATCGCCAACGCCGTCAAGCCACTGCAGGAACAGCTGGCCGCCAAGGATCAGGAGTTGACCGGTAAGGATGGGCACATCTACAAGCTGGAAGTCGGCAACCGCTTCGCCACCAGCTCGTACCTCAAGGATAAGACGATCCTCGGGGAAACGCCGGACATCGCCGAGGCCTTCTTCGCCAAGAACTTCAAGGTCGAGGGCGGCAAGGTAGTTCCCTACGACGCAGCCGGCAACCAGATCTACAGCCGCGTGAAGCCCGGCGAAGTCGCAGACTTTGACGAGGCAGTGGCCATCCTGGTCGAAAGCCACCCGAAGCGCGACCACATCCTGAAGGGCTCCGGCGGGTCCGGTGCAGGTACCCCGGGTAGCCAGGGGGGCGGAGGCGGAGGCGGCAAGACTCTGAACAGAACAGCATTCGGCGCACTGGACCCTGCAGGCCAGTTGGCCCACATCAAAGGCGGGGGAACCGTCGCAGACTAAACCTCCTCGGACTGTCGTGAGATAGGCTGGGGAGATAACCTCACCGCTGTGAAGCGGCATGTAAGGAGAATCCCTCATGGGCAATACCCTCACCGGCCTTATCCCGGTCCTTTACGAGTCCCTCGACGTAGTTTCGCGCGAACTGACCGGTTTCATCCCGGCGGTTTACAAGAACTCCAATGCGGAGCGCGCGGCCCTCAACGAAAGCATCACCTACCCGATCACCTCCCCGAGCTCGCTCATCGATGTGACCCCCGGCGTCACCGCTCCGGACGCTGGCGACCAGACCATCGGCAACGGGTCCATGATCATCTCCAAGTCCAAAGGCTATCCGGTCCGCTGGAACGGCGAAGAGCAGAAAGGGATGCTGAACGCCGGCACCTACAACGCCCTCCTGATGGACCAGTTCCAGCAGGCCTTCCGCACACTCGCCAACGCGGTCGAACTCGACATCGCAGTTGCAGCCTACAAGGGTGCTTCCCGCGCCTACGGCACCGCCGGCACCGCCCCCTTTGGCACCGCTGGCGACCTCTCCGACGTGGCCCAGGTCAAGAAGATCCTGGATGACAACGGCGCCCCTGGCGACCGTAGGCTAGTGCTCGGTACCACCGCAGGCGCCAACATGCGCGGCAAGCAGAGCGTCCTCTTCAAGGTCAACGAGGCTGGCACCGCCGACATGCTGCGCGCTGGCATTCTCGGGCAGTTGTCCGGGTTTGGCATCGGCGAATCCGCCCAAGTGCAGACCATCACCAAAGGCACCGGCGCTAACTACGTCACCTCGGGATCCACGGCCGTAGGTGTCTCCGACATCGCCCTGGTGACCGGCAACGGGACCGTCAACGCGGGCGACGTGGTAACCTTCGCCGCCGATGCCGCCAACAAGTACGTGGTGGGTACCGGCGTAGCGGCACCCGGCACCATCTCCCTCAACAAGCCCGGCGCGCTGGTTACCATCCCCACCGCCAATGCCCTCACCGTAGGCGCCAACTACACCGCGAACATCGGCTTCTCGAAGTCCGCGATTCACCTGGTCACCCGCGCCCCCGCCATGCCGGTCGATGCCAACGGCAAAGCCCTCGACATGGCCGATGACGTGATGATCGTCACCGATCCGGTCACCGGTCTCGCCTTCCAGATCGCCATGTATCGCCAGTTCCAGCAGATCATGTACCTAGTGAGCCTCGCATGGGGTGTGAAGGCCGTCAAGAGCCCCCACATCGTCACCCTGATGGGTTAAACCACAAGGGCGCCGCCATGATCGGGGCGCCCTTCACCCTTTCTCTCAACTCTCTCTTTGCGAGGTACCACCATGGCTGAAAACCAGGAAGAAACCCAGGACCAGATCCAGGACGAATTTCACACCAAGAGCGCCGAAGAACTCGCCGCATACCTGGACGAGAATCTGGTGAGCTACTCCAAGCCCGCCAGCAAAACGACTCTCTTGTCCCTTTGCCGGGCTATCGCTCAGGTCAAAACGCTGCAGGCGTCCTACCACGGCGGCGGCTCCAGCGATGTCGAACTGGTGACCGTCCACAAGGATGGTACCGACCTGGAAGTTCACCCGACCTGCGTCGCCGGCCACGTCGAGGCTGGCTGGAAAGTGAAGGGGTAAGCGATGGCGCTGGTGGTCGAAACGGGCGGGATCATCCCGGCTGCCAATTCGTACAGCACGGTCCTCGACTGTGACACGTACCACTCCGACCGCGGAAACGCAGCGTGGGGCACGGCATCCGATGCCCAGAAAACCGCCGCGATCATCAGCGCCACCACCTTTCTCGACAGTCACTACCGCGCAAGGCTCAAAGGCTTTAAGGTTCAGCCTTTCACCCAAGCTTTGGAGTGGCCGAGGATCGCCGTAGAGATTCCCGGATTCATCGACGCAATGAGCCGCTCAGTGCTCGGGAACCAGGGCCACTACTACCTCCCCGCCAACCTGATCCCCCAGCGCGTGAAGGATGCCGTCTGCTCCCTGGCTCTCCGGGCGCTCGCCGGCCCCCTTGCTCCCGACCTGAATGGGGCGCTGAGTAAGGAGAAGATCGACGTGATCGAATTCGAGTATGGGAAGGGCAACAAGGGCGCCGTGCTTTACCCGGAGATCGACCAGTTGCTCTCCGACTACCTGAAACCGATCAACAGCTGCGACGCCGTGCGCGGATAACGGAGGCCACCTGTGCCCGAGAAAGAGTATTCCCCGAGACGCCAGCGCACACTGACTGATGAAGACGTGGCCGCGATCAGCGAAGCCGTAAGGTGCAAATCTAACGCCTGCCTGTTCACCCCCGAAGAGGTCCAATTCGTTCGGGACTGGCTGGACACTGCTAAAACCGCCAAGAGCGAGGTTGTGAAACTAGCTGTGAAAGGGATCTTCGTTCTGGTCGGGCTGGTGGCAGGGATCAAGGTTGCTATCGAGATGGGCTGGTTCAGGGCTGGGGGCAAGTAGTGAACTACGAATCCGTCCGCAAATCGGCATCGGCCGGTATCAGGTCTGCCGGCTTCAAGATGACCGCGCGCCGGTCGGTACCGGGCGAGTATGACGAGGTTGCCGGACAGCCGGCGGCGCCCACGGTTCAAGAGTGGGACGTCTACGGGATCAAGGCGAGCCTCGGTAAGCTCACGAAGTACGCCGAGTTCTCCGCCCATATCAAGAGTCTAGTTGAGGCTGGGGCGATCATGCTGATCCTTGAGGCCGTGGGTTACGTCCCGAAGATCGGAGACCAGATCTACCTCCCCGGGGGCTCCGGTGGCGACTCGATCTGGTGGACGGTTCAGGCAGCAGACGGACTGGATCCCGGCGGAGTCGACACCATGTTCAACGTGATGGTTCTCCGGTGAGTACCGACAACCTGGCAGCGTTTCAACTCGATCTTTCCAACTTCGCCAAGGTAGTTGTGCCCCAGGCCCACGCAGCGGTGGTCAAGAAGATCTCCTTTGAGCTGCTGACCAGGATCGTCCAGAAGACTCCGGTCGATACAGGCCGGGCGCGCGCCAACTGGAGCGTTTCACTGGGTGCTCCGTCCGGGGCCCAGGCCGAGACCTTCGACAAAGATGGCGGCGCCACCATCGCGACAGGGCTGCAGGGGATCACGGCAGCCGACCCGGCACGCCAGGTGGTCTGGCTGGAGAACAACCTGCCCTACATCGAAGCGCTTGAGGACGGACACAGTTCGCAGGCTCCGGTCGGGATGGTAGAGGGCAGCCTCAACGAGATTCAGACCTTCATCAACCAGCTGTGAGGACGGGATGAGCTACGACGCGGCGGCAGCCGAGATCAGAGGAAGGCTGAAAACTCAGTGGGGAGCTATCACCCCCATCGAGTGGCCGAACCTCACATTCGCTGCGCCGAACCCCGCCGCACCATGGATGCGATTCACAATCAAGGAAGGCGACGCAGCACAGCTTTCCATCGGTGCAGATAAGAAGGACCGGCGCCACCCGGGCATCATCACCCTCCAGTTCTTCGACGGGCTCAACAAAGGGGACGGTCCCTTGACCCGGCTCGCAGACCAGGCTGTAGATATTTTCCAGAACTGGTGCGGCGCTACCGTCCGATGCCTCACCGCCTCGGTCAAGACCATCGGCAACGATGGCCAAGGATGGTACCAGATCAACGTCACAATCCCCTTCTACTGGGACGATCTCAAATAGGAGCAGACCATGAAAATCCAATTGCTTGAAAATCAGATGATCGGCGAGGAGCTTTACAATCGCGGCGACGTGTACCCGAAGCCGGATCACGAAGGCGAAGTCGACGAGACGGCGCAGCGCGCGCTTGTCGCCTACGGCAAGGCGGCAGAGATCGGGGAAGACGGTGCAGTGGCTCCGGCTGCCACTCCGTCACCGGAAACTGCCGCGCAGGTTCAGGGCGAAGAGCCGAACCACTAATCACCAACCAAGAAGGAGAACGCCATGTCGCCTACCTCCGGATACCAGGCAGGTATCAGCACCAACGATGTCATCGTTTCCTATGCGCCCGAGGCGGCATGGGCTCAGAAACCGGCCGTGGCTTTCCAGCAGATCCGCATGGACTCGGAAGGCTTCACCCAGGCCAAGGGCCGTAGCCGCCCGAGCGAGATCAACGCCACCGGGCAGGTCTCGGCCGCCGTCACCAACAAGGTGGAGACCAAGGGCGACACCAAGCACTCGCTTTCCTCGGCCACCCCGTTCGACATCATCGCGGCCTCCATCATGGGCACTCCCTTGGCGGCCACCGCGGTCACCGCAGCCACCATCGCCGCAGTCGCCGACGGATTCACCGATTCCGGCAACGGGCTGGCCGGGCTCATTCCGGGTGCATGGGTCCGTGTCAAGGGCCTCACCGGGGCAGGCGTCACCAGCAACGGGCTTTACCAGGTGCTGACTGCGGCCGCCGGTAAGATCACCACGCTCCCGGCCCCGCCCGCGACTAAAGTTGCCGGAGACAACGTCTCCATCACCGGCCAGTGCGTGCGCAACGCGAACGTGTTTCAGTCCTTCTTCTTCCAGAAGCAACTCACCTCCGTACTGTTCCTCCAGTACCCCGGCACCTGGCCGACCGGCGGCGACATCTCGGCATCGCAGGGCGGGTTCTTCGCTGGCTCCCTGAACTTCCTGGCACAGGATCAGCTCTCGGCTGTTGCTGACGGTTCCACCGGGGCGCAGCTTGCCGCCGGGGCAGGCGACGTCATCAGCACCGTGAACGGATTCGGCAAGGTCTACCGTGGCTCCGGCGAAATGATGTCCGGGGCGACTCCGGCGACCATCATGAAGCTGGACCTCAAATGGTCCGGTCAGAGCGCAGCCGCGCAGTACGGTCTCGGCTCCGCCGCCGCGCAGGGTATGCGCAAGGGGCTGCTCGAAGCTACCGGTTCCGTCTCCCTCTATTTCCGGACCTTCGACCAGTACACCGAGTTCATCAACGAGACGAAGGCAATGCTCTCCTTCTCCGCCTGCGACTCGCTGGGTGCCGGGTTCGTCTTTACCCTGGCCAATGCCGCGCTGATGGATCCGAAGATCGTGGCCGGAGGCCCGAATCAGGACGTGATGGCAGACTTCACCCTCGAGGGTAACCCCTCGGCGTCGGCCGGTATCTTCGGCGGCTGTACCCTGCAGATCGACAAGGTTTCGTAGTTCATTCAGTGGGTCGGCGGGGCGGCCCTCCCCGCGTGGGGGACTGCCCCTTTGCTGCCGCTTTTTATTCCACCACCAGAGAGGAGTATCACCATGAAGAAAGAAGCTGTTACCCCGCACCCGCTGTTCGCCGCCTTCAAGACCGACTCCACCATGGAGACCGACGGGATCCTGCTGCGCTATCCCGGCTTCGAGGTAAAGGTCGCGCGCGCCGGCGGCGCCAACAAGGCCTTTGGTAAGTTGTTCGAGTCCCGGATCTCCAAGCCCTACGCGCGGCAGATGAAGATGGGGACCATGGACGATGACCTGGCTTCCCAGCTCATGGCCGAGGTCTACCACGACACCATCCTGATTAAGGGGACCTGCCGCGCGCAGGACGCCGCCGGCAAGTGGCACGACAACTCCATCCCGACCGCAGACGGCAAGATCGTGGACGCCACCCGTGCCAACGTGGTCAAGCTCTTCTCGACCGACCTTGCCGAGCTCTTCCGCGACATCCAGGGGCAGGCCGGAGACTTCGCCAACTATCGCCAGATGGACATGGAGGAGGCCGCGGGAAACTAAGGGTCTGCCTCCGCTGGCAACTGCAGTGGGGGCCCGGTCTCAAGGGCCTTGAACAGATGGAGCAGGACAACCCGGCCGATCCTCCTCCTGCTCTTTTAAACCGTCCCTTCCCTGCCGAGTGGGAGACATCCTACTGGGAGGCTTTCAACAGGCTTTCAAGCTCGCGGCAGTGGACCATGGGCGGCCCGGCCGCCATACCGATGAGTGAGATGCTGGCCTACTTCAACATGTACGGGATAGACGATGCTACCGAGCGCGACGAGTATCTCTTCGTGCTCCAGGAACTGGACGCTGAATATCTCGACCATGCCTCGAAAAAGGTGAAATGATGGGACAGGGCACCGAAACATATCTCCGCGTAGGGGTCGACGGTACGAGGGCGCAGGACGGCTCTCGTATCGTCACCCGCTCTCTTGACGACATCTCCCGCAGCGCCCAGTCCTCAACAAGTAACGTCGGAATGCTCCAGTCGGCCATGGATGGTCTCGGCGGGGCAGCAAGCCGGCTTTCCGTCATGGTCGCAGGCGTCGCCGCGGCCTTCGCTACCTGGAAACTGAAAGAACTGCTGCAGGACTCCACACTCCTCGCCGCCAGGGTGGAAACTCTCGGCGTCGTTATGCAGCAGACCGGAAAAAACCTCCTCTACACCAACAGCCAGATGGAAGGTTACGCCAAGGGCGTGGCCGCCATGGGGATCACCACCGAGGCCTCGCGCCAGTCCGTCATTCGGATGGTCCAGGCCAACCTGGACTTGAAGGAGTCCCAGAACCTCGCCCGGATCGCCCAGAACGCGGCGGTCATCGCAAACACCAACTCCTCGGATGCATTCGATCGGATGATCCTCGGCATGTCCACCGGGCAGGCGATCATCCTTCACCACATGGGCCTGATGGTGAACTTCGAGAAGGGGTACCAGGAACTTGCGGCAAGCCTCGGCAAAACTGCTGCTGAGCTGAGCGAAGAGGAAAAGGCCCACGCCCGGGTGATCGAGGTGAAGAAGTCAGCCGTCAACATCAATGGTGCCTACGAAGCATCCATGGGCACCGCCGGCAAGCAGATCCAGTCCATGAAGCGCTACACCGAAGAGCTCAAGCTCGCGCTCGGCCAGGTGTTCCTCCCGGAGCTCACTGCCGCCGTCTTCGCGGTATCGGACGGGCTGAAATTCATGCAGGGCCACGTGAGCGAGATCAAGAGCGCGGCCGGCGCGCTGGTCGCAATCGGGCTTACTGTCTTCTTCGCTCGTACCGCGGCCGCTGTCTACGATGCAGGCCGGGCCCAGGTGATCTACGCCGCACAGATGCTTCAGGGCAATGTGGTTACCCTCGGGAGCGCGCAGGCAAATCTCCAAAGGGCCGCTGCACAAGTCGAATCTACTCAGGCCGCCCTTGCAGCGGTGACAGCCTCGGCGCAGGAGGCAATCGCAACGCAGGCCTCGGCTGCTGCCTATCGTGAGTATGTGATTGCTGTAGGTCTCGCGAGTGCGTCGGCAGAAACGCGTGCCGCTGCTCACTGGGAACTCATCGCACTGGACGCGCAGCTTCTAGCCGCCGAGACGCAGATTACCGCGGCTATCGCCGCTGAATCAGCCGCCCAAGGCTCCGCAGCTGTCGCGTCGATTGCACATGCTGAAGCGATGAACGCGGCCACCTTCAGCTCCAGAGCCCTTGCCGTAGCTCAGTCGATGGTCACCGGTGTGATAGGAGGCATGAAGGCCGCGCTCGCCCTCGTCGGAGGGGAGATTGGCCTCATCATCATCGCTATCGGCGCGCTCACCTACGCCTGGGAGAAGTTCAAGGATCGTCAGGCATCCGTGAACCGGGAAATAGCAGAGAACGGAGCCGGGTCGGTTCGCTCCAAGCTGATGAAGGAAAACGAAGAACTGGCAGCGATGATCAAGTCGCAGACCGAGACTCCGAGCCAGAAGATAGAAGAGGCCGCGACCAAGGCGCAGACCGACTTGAACAACCTTAAGAAGCAGGAACTGTCGCTGCAGCAGCAGATCGTGGCAACCCAGAAAAGCGGGGACACCCGGAGGCTGCAGGTTCTGGAAGCACAGCTCAAGAGCAACAAACTAGATCAGGCTTTCGTCCCGCAGCTCGCAGAGCAGCAGAAGAAGCTTTTGGAACAACAGGCGAAGCTGCAGCAGAAGGCTCCCAGCGGTGGGCCGGCGGATAACTCCGAAGCTGAGCGGCAGGCTGCTTACGACCGCAGCGTGTGGGACGCGACCCGCGCGCTGGACCTCCAGCACAGCAAAGAAAAGATCGCCCTTGCCGAGGTGACCAGCAAAGAGCAGCTCGACATCCTGAAGCAGCAGTTCGACCAGGGCCTTGTAACTGAGCAGGACATGCTGAACCGCCAATACGAACTTGAGCGGTCCTCCGCCATGAACCGGCTGAAGTTGCTCAACGCTGAAGCCCATACGGCCTATCAGGCGTACAGCAAGACCAGCGACAACCCGAACACCGACCGGCTGCAGCAGCTCCAGGATGAAACCAAATACGACGCGGCAGCGGCGGCAGCCGAGCGCGCGGCACGCGAGATCGACGCCATGGACACGCTGCAGCCCGGCAAGCGTCAGGCACTGTTTCAACAGCAATCCGCCAGCCTCTCCAGCGTCAACGGCCAACTCCTTGAGGCGCAGGGGAGCTACCGGAAGGCGGCGGAGGCCAAGGCTGCCTTTGAGCAGAGCTCCCCCGAATTCCTGAGACTCCCCGAAGAGCTGAAGCTCCAGAAGAAAGCCCTCGGCGAGTTGGTGATAGAGGAAGGCAAGCGGAAGGATATTTCGATTTCGACTGCCTCCACCCTTTCAGACCTGGCGAACCAGTTGACCCGACTCAACAGCCTGGAAAGTTCCTATCAGCTCACAGTTGAACAGGCCGCCACCGGTCGCCTCTCCATTTACGAGGCAGAGCGGACAGCGCTGCAGTCCCGGTACAACGCCGAAAGCGGGGCCAGCGAGGCCTCCCGCCAGGTGCAGGAGCAGTTGCGCCAAAGCATCGAGCAGACCAGCGCCAAGATCGTTGAGCAACAGAAGATCCTCGGCGACCGTACCGCGATAGGCGGGGCGCAGTCGGCGCTCTACGAATATGCCAAGACGGCGACCGATGCCGGCGCACAGATCAAAAACGCCATGCTGAACGCCTTCCAGAGCATCGAACAGGCCTTGACCAACATGATCACCAAGGGGAAGGGTGACTTCCACTCGCTGCTCAGTTCCCTTGGTACCGATATCGCCGGTATGCTGGTCAAGCAGAACATCACCGGGCCGATCACCTCCTTCCTTGGACAGGCGGTCTCCGGACAGGGTACCTCGGGGCTGAGCGGTATGTTCTCCACGGGAAGCATGTTCTTCTCCAACCTCACCGAGGGCGTGAAAGCCGGGGCCTCCACCGGCATCCTCTCCGGGTTCAAGGAAGGGTTTTCCACCATGATCTCCGGCGGTTCGACCAACTTCGCCGGGGGGCTTGGAATGATGCTGCCAGCAATGGGTACCGCCGGTATCGCGGCCTATGCTGCGAACTCATACTTTGGCCCCGGAGGGCTTTGGAACAAGGGCAACGATGAGCAGAAAGCATGGCGTGGTGCTGCCATGACAAACCCTCTCGGATGGTCAGCTCTGGGCCTCGACTGGGCGACCGGGGGGGGGCTATTCGGGACCAACTGGGACAGTAAAGGCCAGGGCGTCAATATCGTTGTGGAGGGAGGGTCAATCCGAGGATCCTCTTTCACTGACCAATCGCGCGAAGGGTCCTTCTGGAGCGGCACCCAGAATAGGAGCATAATCTCGAGTCTCGATCCGAAATGGGACGCATTTATCAAAGAACAGTTCGGAACCATCTCTGACACTCTGATCAAGGATGGGAAGATACTGGGAGATTCGACTGTTGCTCAGACGCTGAAAAACTTCACGTCTGCCGCGTCTCACATCAAGCTTGACGGGCTATCAGGGGCTGATCAACAAAAGGCCATCCAGACATATTTCCAGAATTTGACCAACGAAGCTATCTCCAAGCTCTACCCCGAGATTGCAAAGTTTACCAAGGTCGGAGAAGACGCTTCATCTGCTTTCAACAGGATTACGTCCTCACTGCAGGCGGTGAACGAAGCCGCGACCATCACCGGGAATCGCACTCTCTCAACCTCGCTATCAGGCGGGAATGATGCGTCGGGCATCGTCACCGCACTGGGCGGGGCGTCGAACCTGCTGTCGGCAATCGACAAGTACAGCCAGGTCGTGAACACCGATGGCAATTACTCCACGATCAAGGCCGCATCCGATCACCGATCCATAGCGGCGGCGCTTGCCGACCAGAACGTACAGATCCCGCAGACGATATCGGAGTACAAGAACCTGGTCGAAGCTCAGGATCTCAGTACCCAATCGGGTCGGGATCTCTACGCCATCCTGCTCCAGTTGGCTCCGACCTTCGCCGACCTCAAGAACCTCTCGGAAAGCGCAGACACGGCGCTCACCACCTTGAAGGATAACCAGTCGAAGCTGGACCAAGACACTCCCGGCCGGTTGATGGTAGCCCAGGGTCAGGGATACAGCGCACAGCTTTACAAGCTCCAGATCGAGCAGGAGAACGAGCTCGCCGACGCGCGTAAGAAAGGGCTCGACGTCACCAAGCTCCTCATCACCCAGCAGGAGGAGTATGCAAAGGCGGTTTCGGACATCTATAAGACCGCGGCGTCCGAGGCGATCAGCGTGCAGGAGAATCTCCTCCAGGGGCTGACCGGCATACTGCAGAGCAACGCGAGCCCGCTGCAAAAATACGAAGCCGACAAGTCCGCCTACGAAAGCACCAAGGCGCTCGCGCTCCAGGGCGACAAGCAGGCGCTATCCGACCTCACCAGCAAGATCACCACCATGCTGGCTTCGAGTAGCGCCTACAACGCCTCAAGCTCACAGTTCCAGGTGGACAAAGCCGACGCTGTGGCAACGCTGGCGAGCCTTGCAGGCCTCGGGACCACCTCCCCCACCCTGGAGGCTGCGCAGAACCAGCTTAGCACGCTGCAGGCGATCCATACCGCTCTGGGCGACGGGAACAAAGCACAGGTTGAGTACCTGAAGGGTCTCCTGGGTAACACCGGAATCGTGGCGCAGTACCTTACCGGTTATTTGGCAAACCTGCCCGGCACCGGCAGCCAGACCGCGGCGCAGGCCGTCACCTCTCTGCCGAGCTTCGCAGTGGGGAGCCCAGGGCTTCCGAGCGACATGATGGCACAGGTGCACCAGAACGAAATCATCATGGATGCCAACACCTCGCAGGCGCTCCAGCGGTACGGGATTCAGGTGGGCGTTGCCGACAACTACGGCACGTCGTTCAGTGCTGGACTGCAGGCTACCAACTCCATCCTTGAGATGCAGGTCCGGTACCTGTCGATGATCGAACAGAACACAGCGGCTGGGAACCGGATCATGCAGTATGGCTTCAGTCGGCTTATCGCGCCGGCTGAGCAGACGGCCGCGGACACCGCTGAGATCAAACGTAAGACTCGGCAGGCCGCATGAGCCGGGCGGTCATATACCTGATAGAGGCTGACGGGTACAACCCGAACACCCTCCAGGTGGAGCGGCTCAGCTTGTGCACCGGCGCCGGTTTCACTACGGCTCCGACCGATACTCCGCCGAGCACCGTCTACTTGCCGAGGATCAAGCAGGCTGGCTCTTTGAAATGCAGCATGTTCGAGGGGAGCGGAGCCAGCGGGAAAAGCTCTGTGGGTTTTGGAGAGGTCACATTCTCAAACGCAGACGGTGCACTGGACTATCTGAAGACATGGGGCTTCGACGGTCGGGACCTGGTTTGCAAGATCGGATACGACGGTGACCCGGTCTCGAGCTTTCCCATTCTCTACCGGGCGACCATGCAGCAGGCGAAACCCGAGCGCGACATCTTCACCCTGGCTTTGAGGGATCGCCAATTCATCCTCGACCGGCCGGTACAAGATCTGAAGTTCCAGGGGACCAACGATCTCCCGGAAGGGCTGGAAGGCACCCCTAACGACATCATGGGGAAGCCAAAGCCGCTGGTGCTGGGAAAGGTCTTCAACGTTACCCCGGTGTGCGTCAATACCTCTAAACTGGTGTATGCGCTGAATGTGAGGCACGGAGGGCAGTTCGACGCAGAGCCCGCGGTTGATAGCCTCCCAGATTTCGACGCTGCCAATATCGCAATTGACACGACGAGCAGCATCAGCATCTCCAACGCCTACGATAAAGGCTTGGCAATCACCCGCGGGGCCGATTATGCCAACAGCACCGATATGCTCACCACTGCACCAGCGGCCGGAACATATCGAGTTTGTCCGACGGAAGGATATTTCAGGCTCGGCTCAACTCCCAGCGGGGTGATCACCGTCGACTGCATGGACGGAACGAGCGCGGCAACAGGGGCCACGGCGTGCCGGCTGGTGCACCAGGTTCTCAACCAGCTCCTTTCGGTCACCGATGATCAGATCAGCCTCCCCGATTTAACCGCAGCGGACGCTGTGTTTCCGGGTGACGTGGGAGTATTCATCGATGCTGAAACGACTGGGGGCCCAGTCCTTGACCAGATTTTCTCGGCTCCAGGACACTGGTACGGGTCCGACAGGCTGGGCATTTTCCGGGTGATCCCAATGGTGCTGCCACTCACCGATTCGATCATGACGCTGGACGAGGCGGACATTCAAAACGACTTTGAACTGCTCGGGCAATCGGATACCCCAAACGGTGTCCCGGTGAAACGGGTTAATATCAACTACCGGAAGAATTACACGGTGCAGAACGCCGCTGAGCTCGCGGGCGCCGTCGATCCGGACCGCCGTAACCAATTAGCCCTCCAGTTCCGGCAGAGCTACGCGGAAAACCTTGATGTCACGGTGCCGCACCAACTGGCCGGGGAACTGAACTTTGATAGCTCAGCCTACGATGACCAGACCGCTGAATCTGAGCGCAGGCTCGGCATCTACTCCGTCATGAGGGACAGGCTGCAGGTCCGGGTGAAGATGCGGCCAGGACTCGAGAACTTGCTAAACCTTGGCCGGAACTTAACGGTAAAACTTTCCCGGTTTGGTTACGATGCGGGGCTGATCCGTAAGATCATTAGCTTTGACCTGAACTGCGAAAACGACGATTTAACTTTGATCCTTTGGGGGTGACCATGAAAACAACTCGATACCTTTTGCCGATCATCTTCATTGCCTTCGCAATGCAGGCCTTCGCAATGCAGGCCGCTATCACAGTCCCTAACGGGACCGGGGCACAGGTCCGAACTGGCATGAACAACGCGCTGCAGTCAATCACGACCCATCAAAGCGGGAGCGTAGCGCCTTCTCCGACATTCCCATTCCAGTTCTGGTCCGATACCACAAGTGCGCCCAACGGGACAGTGCTGAAGGTGAGGAATTCGCAAAATACTGCGTGGATCAGCCTCGGGGTCATAAACGATAGCACCGGAGCAATTACGTTCCCGGGCAGCATCTCCAATGCGGTGACTGTTGGCGGTTTTACGCCTTCGCAATCACCGGGGGCAAACCAGATACCGGTGGCAAGCAGCTCGGGACAGTTACCAACCCCCTATGGCGTTATGATTAACGACGGTAATACCTTGGCCTGGAACGCTTCCACCTTCATCCAGGGAAACTCCGCAGCAAAATACATCCAGTTCGTGATCCCCGAACCTGCAAACTTTAATGTCAATGGTCACACCATTTGGCATGCGGGCAACGATGGAACGGGGAGCGGGCTCGATGCAGATCTACTTGACGGCCAGCATGGTTCTTACTACCAGCCTGCCTCTACGGCCATCACCACCGGGAATATCGGCAGCCAGAGCGTAGCAAGGCTGACCTCGACCTATGGGGACTTCCCGAGCAGCATTGGAACGAACGGGTACCAGAAGCTGGCCGGAGGGCTTATCCTCCAGTGGGGCACGGCGGGAACGATAAGTGGTGGGGCGTCTGTGGCCATAACCTTCCCCATTGCTTTCCCAACCGCAGCCTTGACATTCGTCGCTAACAACAACCTGGGGGTCTCAAACTCCACTCCGACGGCCGACGCGATAACCTCGTACGGGCTTTCGGCGTCTGGAGTAACGGTCCGTACGTTTGGCGGAACGGTGCCCAACGTAATGTGGATGGCCATTGGGTATTAGAAAACTGGTGCCGATTATGGCTGTTATCTCTCGATTGGCTTAGGAGCAACTGCAATATGGCAAACTGTCTTTTGGCATATCCGGACAGAACACTGGCTGCAACCATCTCGGACGGCAACTGGGTAGGACTTGACCGTCTGAAGGATAGCAGCCGTAGCTCCCGGGCTCAATCCGTAGGCACGACCATGGCTGCCACCAAATTCATGATCGATCTTGGGGCACAAATTGACGTTAGGGTACTGGCCTTGCTGGACCACAATGCGAGTCCGGATGCCAAAATCAGGATTCAAGTTTCGACCGCTGCAAACTTTACACAAGATCTTTACGATTCTGGTTGGCAACCGTTCTGGCTTCCACACCACCCGCAAGGGGGGCTGCCTTGGGGTCATCCCTCATTCTGGGATGGAGGGTCTTGCCCAGCAGAGGATCTTGCTCAGTTCCCAAAATGTCGCTATTTCCAATTGACACAGGATTACAGCATTGTAGCGCGGTACGTTCTGGTTTGGATTGATGACCAGACCAACCCGGCCGGACATTTTGAGCTTTCCCGTTGCGTCGTCGCCCCCGCCTGGCAGCCTCCGGTCAATATGGCCTATGGCGCCAAGATGGGATGGGATGATTCGGCCACTACGGTCTCAACCAGCAAAGGGGGCGTAGACCACTTCGGTATCGCCCCGAAGCGTCGGGTCTGCAATTTCACTCTCGAGGCCCCCACCGCCGTTGGCGTGTCCTGGTTCATGGAGATGCAGCGCAAGCTCGGCGTGAGCCAGGAGCTGTTCTTTGTCTATGACCCGGACGATGCGACCATGCTGGAGCAGACCCGGTCCTTCCTGGCAACCCGGAAAGACCTTTCGCCCTTGGAGCTACCATACAACGACCGGAGCACTGACTCCTTCCAGTTAAGAGAAAAACTGTAATTCGTACCACCTTAATTTCGGGAGAAATTATGAAAAGACTTCTTGCAGCACTGGCACTGGTAGCCATGACTACCTTAGCGGCAGCCGATACCGTTACCCTGAACGGCAGGACTTACGATCCGGCTCAGTTCAAGGGGTACGGCTACACTCAGGTCTTCCCTCTCCCGCTGCTCTCCGACATGCTCACGGAGATTTCCCATCACCTTTACATTTGGAAGGGAGCCTACGGCGGCAGCACAGCTTATGCCGTCTCGGATGTGGTCAGCTACAACAACGGCGTCTATGTCTGCAAGGTTGCGGGAACCGGAGTTGCCCCGAACAATACCACGAACTGGGGGCTCATGGTCCAGGGGACCGGCACCACCTGGTACTCGGGCACGGCGACTCCTTCGGATCTGATCGGGTACACCGGAGACTTCTACCTGCAGACTGCCACGGGTGATCTCTATACCAAGGGCGCTTCGACCTGGGGATCGGCCATCGGTAACCTCACCGGGCCCCCGGGCGGGCCAGGCTCCACTGCTACTGTATCAGTGGGGACCATAACAACCGGAGCGGCAGGGAGTTCAGCGAACGTCACCAACAGCGGGACATCCTCGGCTGCCGTCCTGAACTTCACCATCCCACAGGGGGTGATCGGGGCAGCCGGCACCACGGACTACACCGCCCTTTCCAACAAGCCCACGTTGCCGCAGTCCAAAGACTGCTCAACCCTTGGGGCCGGATATCACGTGGTGACCTACACCGCCTCCACCGGGCTTTATACCTGCTCGGCGGATGTGGGTGGGGGGTCGACCACGGACGCATCTCTGCTCACGGCTGGCACACTTGACGGCGACCGGCTACCGGCCATGTCCACCGCCAAGAAGGGCGGTGTCCCCGCTACCGGGACTCCCTCTGGCAAATACCTGAAGGATGACGGGACATGGGGATCTCCGAGCGGATCCGGTACGGTCAACCCGACTGGCACCATCGCGGCGAACCACATTGCTCTCTTCAATGATACTTCCGGGGCGGTGATCAAGGATGGCGGAGCGCTGGCAGCTTCGGCGACAACTGATACGACGAACCCGGCGAACATCACTCAAAGCGCCTCCTACCGGTTTGTCATGGACACGGAGAAATCGACCTGGAACGCGAAGCAAAGCGCACTCGTTGCGGGTACCGATTATGCCACACCGGCGAGTGCTGCAAACGCCACGAACCTTACCTCGGGCACCGTTGCAGCGACTCGCGGCGGGGCGGGTACCGTGAGCGGCATCATGAAAGCCAACGGCAGCGGCACCGTATCGGCGGCCGTGGCCGGGACGGATTATCTTGCACCCTACGGCAGCCAGACCGCCAACTACTTCTTTGCGGCACCCAACGGAACGGCCGGCTCACCCCTTTTCCGTGCGCTGGTCGCTGCGGACATCCCGACCCTCAACCAGAGCACTACAGGGAACTCGGGAACGGCCACAGCGCTCCAGACAGCTCGGACCATCAACGGGGTGAGCTTCAACGGTACGGCCAATATCACGGTTGCCGATGCTACGAAGGAGCCGACTCTTGGTAATCCCGCTGGTAACGGCTACGTGCTGAGCTCAACGACCGGTGGCACCCGATCCTGGGTAGCGCAATCGGGAGGGGCAACCTATACCGGGACCGCCCCTGTAACCGTGACTGGCAGCGCGATCGGTCTCGCATCTTTGGGCTTCGGACAATACTCAACCTCCATCCGAAACAAGTCGATGGGCTTTTGCTCCTATTCGACCGTGGGCGGATCCATGGTCTCCACCGGCAAGAGCAACGACTGCTACGCACTCACCCCCTTTGCGGTCCCGATGTACATGAGCGGGAACGTGTGCCCAACCACTCTGCCGGCCAACGGCAAAATCTGCATGGAGAACGACCCGGGCACGGCGGGGACCAACGGCGGGACGGTTACGAGTGTCGCCCTTTCGCTTCCTGCGCAGTTCACAGTGTCAGGCTCTCCGGTGGTTTCATCTGGCACCCTCGGTGTCACCTGGGCGGCAGCATCGGCCAACCTGGTCTTTGCTGGCCCGGACGGATTAGCCGGGACACCAACCTTCAGGGGGCTGGTCGCATCCGATCTCCCCGCAACTTTCACGGCACCACTGGCAACTGCCTTGGCTTCGACGCCATCAAAATGCAGCGCCGGGTACTATCCGCTCGGGGTGGATACCGGCGGTAACGCGGTAAGCTGCACACAGGCGACAGCTAGCGGAATGACCAACCCTATGACCACCTCTGGCGACATCATTTACGGTGACACCAGCGGCGCGCCTGCTCGCCTCGCCAAGGGCACCGACGGCTACCAGTTGACGCTGGTCTCCGGCCTTCCTTCCTGGGCCGCGCCGAGTGGTGGGAGCATGACCTGGCCCTCAACGGCCGGGATTCCCTATTGGACCAGCGGGACAGCCTGGGGTGGGGCGTACAACGGGACCACTCAAATCCCGGCCTCCTACGTACCATTTGCGACTCCTGGGGCGATAGGCGGGACAACTCCGGCCGCGATAACCGGTACCACTATCACGGCCAACACTGGCTTTGTCGGCTCGCTCACCGGGACTGCCAGTGGCAACCTCACGTCTGCCTCCACCCTGGACGCGACTAAGTTGAGTGGAGCGCTTCCGGCGATCAGCGGGGCCAGCCTGACCAGCCTTAATGCGACCAACGTGAGCAGCGGGACTCTGGGCGCGGCCCGGCTCCCCTCGGTCAATCTTGGGACCACGGCTGTAGACCTCACCCGCGCATCGGGCGCGCTGACGTTGGCGGGGCTTACTTTGACATCTCCGACGTTCACTACGCCGGCTCTTGGCACCCCCGCGAGCGGCACCCTGACGAGCTGCACCGGGCTGCCTATCGGCACCGGGGTGAGCGGGCTAGGAACTGGAGCCGCAACGTTCCTGGCAACGCCGTCTTCGGCAAACCTCGCAGCAGCAGTCACCGATGAAACCGGCAGCGGATCCTTGGTTTTTGGAACTAATCCGACCATCAACGGGGGAGTCTTTACACAGACCACTTCGACCAGCATCGATACTGCAGCGGTTGCCGGCGCGACGATCAGCAGCACAGGATCAACATCGCTCACCATCACCAATGTGGTCTCGGGCCGGTACTTTGATTTCAAGGTTACTTCGAGCGGAGGCGGCGCGTTGTCCTTTGTCACCCTGACGCCAACCTGGGTCACAGGTACCCCGGCGAGCATAACTGCCGCAAAGTCATCATGGTTCGTTTGTAAGGGGACCGGAGCAAATACCGCCGATTGTGCGGCGATCAAGGAGAACTTCTAATGCGGATAAAGTTCGCGGCAATGGCTCTCCCTATCCTGGCTTTTCTCCTATGCCCGGTGCTGTTCGGGCTTAAGGGGTGCTCTACTGCTCACGCTTCGTCCCAGTTGCTCTTCATGGCTGCTGTGCGTGCTGCGACAACCCTTGATGCCCCTACCGGGGTTTCTGCTTCCAGCTCCCCAGCTCAGATAACCGCAACATGGTCCTCGGTGTCGGGTGCCACGTCTTACAACGTCTATTACGGGACGGCATCGGACGGTACAGCCAGAGTAAAAATTGCATCAGCCTCCACCGGCACAAACTATACCATTGACGGTCCACTCACTGGAGGTACTGGCTATTACATCTGGGTGAGCGCAAATAACGTTTCCGGTGAGGGATCACTGAGCAGTACTTACGGTCCAGTTACTGCCGCCGCATCTGCAAGTGTTGTATTGAATTCAACCAACTTTCAGTTTATAACAGGTGGGACAGGAACAATCACCGGGACCGGAGCGTTGACGTTGACCGGCCTGAACGATGCGTCTCAAGCAGCGTTGGTCTATAAGACGGCGATTACTAAAACAGATAAAACCTATACCGTACGCACTAAAGCACTCTATGACACCACTCAGATAGTAGTATTTGATGACGGAGAAGGCGGTTTGACTTATGGGGATAGAGGTTATCTGCCAATCAGCCCGATAGAGGTATGGGATAGAGCAACCATGCCGACCGTCTCTCAGTCCAGCGCATCCACGCTTAGGATGTTCACCATATCGGCAGCGCCTATAACATACGATACCCCATCAACCAGCACGGTGTATTGGGATGCTTCCGGCGCGATACAACAGATCGCAGGGTTGAGCCAGATACCCGGCGGAGTGGACATAGATTATTCGCTCATTACAAGTGCTACGGGTTGGCGCCTTGTATCGAAAAGCGTTGACGGTTTAACCACCTATTCGGACAGCGGCGTAATTGCATGGTCGGCGACAAGGCCCAACAATAACACCATGTGGCTGGTGCTCGGCAACGCCTTCAGTGACCCCAACATAAATATTTACGACCTGATAAGCAGCTTCAAGGTCCAGTAGTCAGGAGTTACCATTATGAGTTGGCATTACAGCGGTGACATTGGTGGCCAGTTTGTAGATGACTCCACTACCATCAACCCAATTCCAGGGTTTCAGCAGACGGTTGAAAATACCGTGCTTAATGTTGGTGGGTCTGGGATCGCCTTTGGTGCGCAGACCTGGAATTCCACTATCTACAGGTATACCTCTACTGATTTCAAGTCGTGGACGCAGACCGCTACCCCTGTGTGGAATGGAGGGAATCCATCGTTCCATTTCATTTTCCAATACCGGGGCAGGCTCTACAACATAAGCCCCAAAGCATCAGAAGCGCAGACTAACATCTATCTTTGGAAAAGCACAGACCTGGGGTTGACGTGGAACATCATCAACGGCGGAGCGTCGGTATTCCATGCCGATTCTGCATTTAACGACTACCGCACCTACAACTCCTGCGTAGCTGTTTCGGCGGATAACACCTGGCATTATTTTCAAGAAACCTGTACACCCGATGCGGTTTTGAACTCATCTGTGCCTGTTGCCAATTTTTACCGAACGCAGTATAGCTACGCAAAGCTCACCAATGTGTTGGGAGTAGCGGATCTTGATGGCGACTACGTAGATTTCATTCCCAATAGGTCCTTGCAGCCAGTGTGGCCTCACTGCGCAGCCCCTTTTGTAGTCTACCTGCCAGATCGAGACGCTTTTTTAGCGTTTCCATCTCCGTACGATAACGACCACGGCGCGCAATGGACTAGCACCAGCTCGGTCACGCTGCAAATTTACTACTCGAAAACGTCGGATCCTGCAATCCTGAGCCAACCCGTGCCCGATAATCCGTCTCCTTCTTGGTTAGGCTGGCGGAAGGCCCCGGTCAGCACGTTTTTAATGGACGGATATAATAACGAGTACTGGGTCACCACCGACCGTGACGAGAATGGAGATCTGGTCCCGCCTTATAAGGTAGCCGACGGGTTTTTTCTTTCGGACGCCTCTGCAACTGAGTTCGGCGGCCGAGTAGTTTTGCATTACGCTTGGCAGACGTATCTTCGAAATGACCTGAACCACGCCTATTTCAATGGGACGTTTGTCAATCTCTTCGATGCTGTAATTGCAGATAACCCGATAGAGGTTCAGAGCCAAGTGGTAGCGGACACATCTGCGACCATCACTGGGACGATGCGTGCAGGACTCACAGTGCAGGGTATTTCCGGTGCGACGTTTGGCACAATTACATATCCAACCAGCACGACCTGGAGCATGGCGGTTAGCGGGCTAGCCCCCGGCAACAATACCATAATGATGGCAGCATATAGCGGTGCCACTTTAGCCGGTTCTGCCAGCGGAATGGTATCTGTGGGAGCAACCCCTTTAGTGGCGGCCTTCAGCATGCCAGCCTATGCCACCAGTTACGTTGTCCCCGTTACCGCTTTTTCCGGCTCTGACGGGGTGGTGGGGTACATGATCACCGAAAGTTCAACGCCACCAAGCGCAAGCGATCCAGGATGGGCATCATCTCCGCCGACATCTTTCACTTTCCTCTATCCCGGAGTGATGACGGCTTTTGCTTGGACTAAAAACGCTTTTGGATTGGTCTCAGCAAGCGCGTCCGCGACGGTGACTATCATCATTACACCGCGCCTACGCGCGGCAGGCCGACGCATTCCAGGCAAAAGAATTGTTCGGGGATGAGGTGCCTACTGCTGGCACTGCTCCTCTTGGTACCAATGCCCGCCATGGGCAGCACCGTTACGCTGGTCTGGGACCCCTACGGATCGGAGGTGACGAACTGCGCGGGATATCGGGTCTACTACGGAGCGAACCCCACTGCTCCATTCGCCGGGTTAGACGCAGTAGAAGGCCGCTCGCCAATTTGGATAGCAGGGTGTTCACAGCCGAGCATCGTGCTCCACGGGCTCAATCCCGACGTCACCAACTACATGGTCGTGGCCGGGGTAACTCCTGAGGGGGCGGAATCGTCGCAAAGCAGCCTAGTGACCCTGCTTCCGTCGGCGTGGGCCGCGGGAGAGGTCACCGTGAAAGTCCCCATGAGATTGAAAGGCTATACGTCCAGGGGCAGGCGAGTTGTCAGAGGCCGATAGCCCATAAACCGCACCATTACCGTCGTGAGACGGGAAGGAGAGACCATGAAGCACCTCATCACCCTGGCGCTCGCGCTATGCGTTGCCGCTACCCTCCACCCGGCCTATGCGGCCGATATCAAACCCGCACTCATTCATACCTTCGGCAACGAGGGCGGATTCCAGAACGACCCCGGCGACAGCGGGAACTATGCCGGCGGCAAGCTGGTCGGTACCAAGTACGGGATCGCTGCAGCCTCCTACCCTCACGAAGACATCCCCAACCTGACGCTCGAGCGCGCGGGGCAGATCTACCAGCGCGACTTCTGGGGGGCCTCCCGCTGTGATGAATGGCCCAACCAGATCGTGGCCAACCTCTACTTCGACTTTGCCGTGAATATGGGGCAGGGGACCGCTGCGAGAATCATTCAGCGGGCAATCAACTATGCCGGGCTACACAAGGGCCTCAAGCCGATACCGATTGACGGCAACATCGGTCCCGGAACCATCGCTAGGATGAAGCAGGTCGACCAGACCCTACTCTTCGTCCACCTGGTAGGGCTCGGCCATGGCCGGTACGTGCAGATCGTCGACGCCAACCCGAAGAAGGCGCAGTACCTGGATGACTGGGCGATCCGGATCAAAAAGAACGTGCAGCGCTCCGTTCACGAATACGAGGCGCTCCGTGCGAGGTAGGGCAGTCCTACTCTTCGTCCTGGCGCTCCCCGGCTGCGCATCCTTCACCCTTCAGGACATCAACACGGGGGTGGCAGCAGGCCGCACCTTTGAGGACGGCGCCGTGTGGGCCTCCGGTAGGACGGCATGGTCGGCGACCGTCTCTGGGCATTTTGTGCGGAGGTCACCATGATCGAGGCCTGCGCGAAACTCTGCCTGGAAAGCTACGGACCGGGGGGGCAGGACTGGTACGACGTCGACGATCTCCGGTATGGGGTCCATTGGCATAGGGACTCCACCATCATCGTCATCCGCGGCACGGCGAACGCCGAGAACTGGCTCCGGGATGCCAGATTCTGGCCGAAGAAGTCATGCGGGGGGCACCTTGCCCACGGCGGGTTCGTCGACGCTTTCCGCAAGCTCTGCGCCGGCGGGATGCCCACGGTGAAGAGCGGGAATCTTGTGGTAACGGGGCACAGCCTGGGCGGCGCCGTTGCCACGCTCCTTGCCGAGCACGTCGGTTGCAAACTGATCACCTTCGGCTCCCCTCGGGTCTACTGGAGATTCAGCTGGGCGCCACAACTTGACCATACCCGGGTTGTCCGGGACGATGACCCGGTACCGTGCGTACCGGCAATTATGTACTCTCACCGCTGTGACCCGCTGACGCTAAGCGACGGGGACGGCCAACTCCTGCAGATCGAGGATCATTTCATGGCAGGCTACATCAAGGCACTGGAGGTGCAAAATGGGTTTTTGGCAGAAGATCGGGGCATTTTTTAAGAACTTCGGGAAGAACGTGAAAGCGGATCCTGTTTCCTCGCTCAAGGGTGTGGCACAGCTGGCAGCCGGCGGGATGGCCTGCTACGGCATGGCGACCGGCGCCGTCCCGATCAACGTCGGCGCGCCCATGGCGGCCGGGCTCGTCACCTCGGGCATCCACGCACTCGGGACCGACTCCACCACCGGGCAGCTCGCGCCGGCGGCGGACGCTGCTACTCAGGTGGTCCAGATAGCGGCAGCGGAGACCCCCACGGTGATGACGGCGGTGGAAAGCTACAAGCAGTTGGCAGCCGAGGCCTCTGCAGCTAAGGAGAAGCTCGACCAGTTCCAGGCGGTGTCCATGGCGCTCAACAGCGCGCTCAGCGCAGCTCAACCGATCCAGGGGCAGCCTGGGGTGTAGAGGGACGATCATAGAAGGCAAAGGCTCCTCTCCGGGGGAGCCTTTTTTATTGCGTCCTGGCCGCTCTTTTTGGTATGGTTTCGCCGCCGGTCGCAACCGGGTGCGTTTTTCTCGGAGAACCTATGCAGAACTTTTTAAAAGTTCCCTTGGAAATAGTTTAAGCTTTATGAACACTTGTAAGAAATGTTTTGTTTTCTGATAAAACAATTCAGCTAAATCCCGCGTTGGAACCTGCCTACCAGTCATTTCCCCTCAAAGCTATTTCCTCAACCATTTCAAGCACAACCTGAATCCCCTCTTGACCATCATAAAACCGCCTTGACCTGCGCTCGGACTCGGTATACCTTCTGCGTCCGAACTTATCCTGAACTTTTGCCCAAATTGCAATTCGTGTTTTCTCCGGAGAGATCAATGCCAGTGCTGAACCTGACCAAGACGGCTATCGACGCGCTGCCGTACAGCGAGAAGCAAACCGACTATTTCGACACCGGAGTCAAGGGCTTTGGGCTCCGGGTCGGCAAGGCCGCCAAGACTTTCATCCTCAGGAAAACCATCGGCGGCAAGCCGGCGACGCTCACGATTGGCAGTTACGGCGCATGGACCCCGGACAAGGCGCGCGCTCGGGCAAAAGAGCTGATCACTGAGATCGATCGTGGCGTGGATCCTCGGATAGAGAAACAGCGCCGGGCGGAATCCGGTCCAACGGTCGAGATGATCTTCAGGGACTACCTCAGCAGCCGAAGTCTCAAGGATTCGACACGGCAGCATTACACCCACCTAGTCGAGCGATACCTGGCGCCCTGGCTGAACCGGCCTATCTCTGAAATCACCAAGGCGGAGGTGAGGGTGAGATTCAAGGAGATTTCAGATCTGAACGGACCGGCCTCGGCAAATTTGGCCATGGTCTTCTTCGGGGGGCTCTGGTCCTTTGCTCACGCCGAGATGGAAAGCTCCCCGGCGTCTCCGACTACCATCCTCACGGCCACCAAGACCTGGAACCCTCGCAACCGGAAAACCGACCGGCTCTCCTTCTCCCAGTTCTCCGAGTTCACCAAGGCGCTCCAGTTCCTGAGACATCCGCTGCGGGACGCCTTCACGCTGGTGCTTCACACCGGGCTCAGATCGGAAGAGGCTGCAGGGCTCTTGTGGGAGAATGTGGACTTCCGAGAGGGGACCTTCATCATCCCGGACACGAAGAACGGAACCACCTTGACGCTGCCAATGAGTGGGCCGGTGCGCGTCATCCTGGAGCGGAGACGGGATCTCAAAGACGGGTCGGTCTATGCCTTTGCTGGGCAGGGCAAGGGGGGCAACGTGGCGCTCCTGTCTCGGACACTCAAGGGTCTCGGCTTCAAGGATCTGACCGTGCACGGCCTGCGGAGAACATTCAGGTCGGTCTGTGAATCGCTTGCGATCCCAACGGCGACGATCAAGGCGCTGATGAACCACTCGCTGCGGTCTGACATCACGGACAGCTACCTAGAGATTCCGGTGGAGCAACTGCGGCCCTGGTCGGAGAAGATCAGCACGGAGGTTGAGAGGCTATCCAACGTCTAGGGCGCGGCTCGGTACTTCGACAACCGAGGGGCTACGCTTTCCAGCCTCAGCCCGGCCATGTCACAGAGCGCTTTATCGCCAATCTGGTAATCCGTCTGCACCTTGCTGAACGCTCCGTAGTATGCCTCGGCAAGGGCCTTGTCACCATAGATGTCGGCAGTCGACCAGGCATAGAACTTCGCGCCCAGCTTGAAGGCGTCCGTGTCCGTGTTGTTCGTAGCCTCGCGCTGGATAGCTTTGCTCATGCATAATAGGTTGACGCATAGCTTCACAGAATTGGCGCCGCGCTCGATTTCAGACCTGACCGTGATTTTCTTGGAAGGTGGGGGCGAGTTCAGATCTACGGCATATGAGCTAGGAACTGAGGTGAGCATAAATAGGCATATGTAGATAATAAATCGCATGAGACCTCCATTTTAATGATGTGACATAATCCGTCGTAACTGGCAAAACCGCCATTGCTCATGAGAGGCCAAATTGGTAGGTTCGGACCGCACGCAAATCCCGCAACAGGAGAGTTTATGCTATCAGATGAGACAGAATACCAGATGAGAAGTGTGTTGAGGTCTGGGCTTTCATTCGCCCAAATGGTTCTCCTATTTACCCTGCTTTTGGAGCCCGGCGCCAGCCTCGCTACTTCTTCTCTAGGGGTGGCAAGTCGGCCAGCATCGCCTGGAGGTGCTTAATCTGATCCTCATCCGATAGCTTCGAAAAGATCTTCAGCACCACATCACTCTGAATCCCTAACCCCTCGGCCGTCGCCTCAAGCGTCGGCTGTTTTTTTGCCTCTCCCGAATACCGCTTAGCCAACTCCTGGAAATACTCCCCCATGTCAGCAGCCGATTGAATCCTTTTCAACTCGGTTGGATCTTCAAACAAAGCCCTCGATAGGTTCCCCAGGTCTCGCTCCATCCGGGGCGGGATCTGCCCGGAGCTGCGCCACTTGCTGATGGTGCTCTTGTCCTTCCTGAGCAGTTCAGCCAGCTGCTGATCCTCCGTAAACCCGCACAGACCCTTCACCTCTTCAAGTAGTTTCATAAAAATCACTCCAGATGAAAAAAATTCCTTGACGGTTGAAATAAAATCAACTACTGTTCACCTACGTCATGTGCATATCCGACATACCAGAAATTAACATCGCACAATATCACAGCATGAGGAGGTGAGTAAATTGAAAGCTGTAAATTACCAGGAAACGAAACGCAGGTTCGATGCTTCGGGGCGTTCGGCTTCTAAATTCGCCAGGGCTCACAATTTGGCGCCCACGACTTTCTCCAAGTTCCTCAATGGCGACCTCACCTACAGCCAGGGTGAGAAGTTCGGCGCGATGGTCGATGCGCTGCGCGAGGCCGACTGTCTGGTTGAAGAAGATGACGAAGCAGAGGCGGCGTAATTTTTTTACCTGAAAAGCCACAGGAAGCCACAGGAATCAAATCTGACGGTAGTTGACGGTGGGGGAAGAGGATGGAGCAGGGATCGCTCAGACTTCAAATAAAACAGGATGATGTAGCTGATGCAGCAGTCCTCCGGTGCAAAGATCTCCGCGCTGCGATTCGGCTTTGCATCGAGACCTCAGGGCTGGCCATGAAAGAGATCGCCTTCGACCTGGACGTCAAGTCGGATCACCTCTCCCGCATGGTGAACAACGACGGCGACCCCCGCCACTTCCCGCCGGAGCTGATCGACAAGCTGCAGGACATCTGCGGTAACGAGATCCCCCTGCGGTGGCAGGCGCTGAAAAGGAATTACGGGCTGTACCGGTTGAAGTCCGCGATTGAGGTGGAGCTAGACCAAGAGCGGACGGAAAAAGAAGAGCTCAAGCGAGAGCTTTCAATCTTGACCAAGTACCTGAAGGAGATTCGAGCATGAGACCGTACCTGACCACCGAGGAGGCCGCCGCCTACCTCACCAGCCAAGGGGTGGAGATCAAGGCGAAGACGCTCAGCAACCAGCGGGTGTCCGGCGGAGGAGTCCCATTCCGCAAGCTTGGCCGGCGTGTCCGGTACTGCCAGGAAGATCTCGACGCCTGGTTGAACAACGCTCCGAAGTATGAGTCGACCAGCCAGTACAAGAAAGCAGCCTGAAATTTAATTGAAGGAGGGCGTCATGGGCAAAGAGTGGGAATCGAGCAGGATAAGGCGAGAACGGCGGGAACACATGAGAAACTTGATGCTGTGGGCGACGATGCTGATCTTGATCGGCCTCGCCTATGCCACGGCGTCCCAGCCCCTGCCGAGCAACATGGAACGCGCGGCGACCTCTAAGGCCATGCTGGACTATCTGAAGGAGGCGAACCGGTGAAAAAGAAAGCCTGCCATCATATCACTCGATTCATCGGGTACGACAAATACGCCCGTTCGTTTTCCCGCTGCTGCAAGTGCGGCAAAGAGGGGCTGACCTTGGAAGACTGGACCGAGCCGCAGGAGGTACAGCCATGACATGCAAATGTTGCGGCGCTGACCGCTTCTACACGGTAGCAAAGATCGATGGCCGGGATCGTCTCGCGGTGAAGTGCATGAACAGCAAGTGCGGCCACGTGGAGCGCGCGCCGGACCAGATCGTGATGGAGCGGGCGGCCGGGGGGAGGATCAGGTGAGAAGTCCGGAATCGCTGGAATTCACCAAAATGAGGCGGGACCAGGAAGACGCGGAGGCATTCAAGGCATCGAAGCATCAGCCACGGCGCCGCTACTGGGTAGACCCGTCAACGAAGGAGTATGACCCGAGGGATCGGGATTAAATAACAAGGAGATTATCACATGAAGAAAATTGAGTTTCTCGCAAAGTTCGGAATCAGCATCAGCGCAACGCTCACCCTTTCAGGGCAGGAGGCTTTGGAAAGGGTTGCCCGAGACGGCGACGCGCTTCAGTACGTGAAGGACCAGACCGAGCCGATCTGCTTGAAGGCCGTCGAGAGGAACGGCGACGCGCTTCAGTACGTGAAGGACCAGACCGAGCCGATCTGCTTGAAGGCCGTCGAGAGGAACGGCGACGCGCTTCAGTACGTGAAGGACCAGACCGAG